TAACCCAACATACGTACCCATTAACCCCGAATCCGATCCTGCTATTTTTCGTGTATCCACCATTAACAAAGTGGATGAACTCTCACCTTACCAGCAGGCGATTATTCAATGTCTAAAGCACCTATATTCGCATAACATTAGAAGATATAAGGGGTACTGTTGTGAGCAGATCATGACTAAGACTGGGTGCCCATCTAGGGCGTGGAAGCCTAAACAAAGTATAAGTGAGTTTGTGTATAGCGTCGGTAGAAAGGAGACTTGGTTTGATTTATGGAAAAATCTTACTTCGAGAGGTACGGGTTATAAGGATGTTATAACACATCTCACAAATATAAACGATATGCAGTTTCCCGATATCGTAAAGAACAGACATGTATGGTCTTTCGATAATGGTGTTTTTGTAGCGAAGAAATGGTCAGATAAAACTGGTTTATACACGGCTGAATTTTATGATTATGAATCTAAGGAGTTTAAGAGTCTCGATCAGTCTATCGTGAGCTGTAAATATTTCGATCAAGAATTTCCTAATTACAGCCACCTCGAGGATTGGTACGATATACCAACTCCACATTTCAAATCAATCTTTGATTACCAACAGTTTGATGAAGATGTTGCGAGATGGATTTATGTCATGTGTGGGCGCTTGTGTTATGACGTGAATGACATAGATGGATGGCAAGTTATCCCGTTCCTAAAGGGTGTGGCGAGATCCGGTAAATCGACTATCATCACGAAGGTTCTGCGTAAGTTTTATTGCACGGAGGATGTTAAAACACTCTCAAACAACGTTGAAAGGAAATTCGGTCTTTCTGCTATCAAGGATGCTTTCATGTTTATCGCTCCTGAAGTCAAGAACGATTTGGCACTCGAACAAGCAGAGTTTCAGTCTATCGTGAGCGGTGAAGATGTATCTATCGCAGTAAAACACGAGAAGGCACATTCTATGGAATGGAGGACGCCAGGTATTTTGGGGGGTAATGAAGTTCCACATTGGAAGGATAATTCTGGAAGTGTCCTCCGCCGCATTCTCACCGTAAACTTTGGAAAGCAAGTGAAGGATGCGGATCCCACTCTAGAACATAAGCTCGAGGCGGAATTGCCTTGCATTTTACAAAAGTGTGTACGCGCATATTTAGAATACGCACAAAAATACGCTAAGAAAGACATTTGGAACGTCGTACCCAGTTATTTCAAAGATATTCAAAAGCAGATTGCGGGTGCTGTATCCACATTGGAGAATTTTATGCAGTCGCATCATATAAAAATCGATCCCGAGGAGTTCTGTACCGTGACAGAGTTTGTAAAGAAATTCAATACCTATTGCTCAGATAATAACCTCGGTAAACCTAAGTTTGGGTACGATTTCTATATCGGCCCTTTCAGCCAACGCGATATATACGTGAAACACGACACGCGCCAATATGGTGAAAAGTATATCGTGAATCAACAATTCATTTTCGGATTGGGTCTCATTGAAGAGAATCCCATGAGTGGAAATATGTTTGGAAATGATGACTAATTTAAAAGGAAAAGACCACGTGTACGTATGGAATGCCCACGAGAGGTTTTTTTAAGAAATCTTAGAACCAAAAAGGGTGTAGACGTAGATACGATTAACCCAGATCATTACGATATAGATATTCGTGAAAAAATAGCAGATCTCATGTATGTGATCATATGTAATTATATTAGTCAAACGAGGAACGAAGGAAATCAATATGGAATTGGGAAAATGGAAGAAGCATATTTTTGCACATCAGATTTTGTCACTACAGAAGATGCAGAAAAATGGATAGAAATGAATAGAGACCCAGACGATTTAAATCTCATAGTCTATATTTACGATAATTTAAAAAATATGGAATCTTGTCAGCATAAAAGAAGCTTACTTTACTTAACTAACATGTTATACTTTTATTTATAAGTTTGTGTGGTTCAGATACCTGCTTTAAGTGTTTCGCATGGTACGAAAAGTCGTAGGGTGTAAATAGACCCTTTATTTTACCAGATACAGCGAATGCTTCATATTCATGGGACACACCCGTACACACAGAAACGAACTCTAAACGAAGCAATCTATCTTCTAACATCATAAACTCTTTAAGAGATTCGGGGGACGCACCATCTTTCTTTATTTTTTCATACATCTCTTTCGATTGTCCATTGGATATATGAAAAAACGACGTTTTATACCCTAGAACACCCACCTCTTTATTGGCCTGATTCCTGGAAATGAATAAAATTAAGAGTACCAATATTAACAATACTGGTATCATTTAATACTTGTCAATAATTTATTTAAGTGTAATTTTGACGTAGCCATGGTCCCCAGAATTCAAAGAAGTGTTTTGGGTCGCTCCGAGTGATGAGTAAGAAGAACCACCACCCCCACCCACATCGCCTCTGTGGTTATTTGGGTGCCCACCTCCTCCTCCAGAGTATCCCCCACCTCCACCCGAGTGGTAATAACCATGACCGGTACTAGCGCACCTTGGTCTATATGCTGACCCACCCCCACCAAACCCACCGAACCCGACCTCTCCGCCACAACTCGCAGCTCCACCGTGGCTGCCACCTACACATCCATTATAAAAGGATTGGGCTGCGGCAAATCCGAAGTCGTTTCCGTATACGTCGCGAGTCCTTTCGGGATCTTCAGATTGTCCATTCCCCAAAAATCCGGCACCACCCTGCCCCGAAGCATGGGCGCCGTTTGTTCGGTGGACAACTGGCTCGTGGGGAGGGAAATAATCCAGCTTTTCCCCTATCTTGCCTCCGTAACCATCCTTACCACCTTCTCCTGACCACGTAGTCTTCTTCTTGTAAGGAGAGTCCTCCGCGGATCCACGGTGGCCACCACGCAAATCATCCCCAGCACCGGCTGGATCTTGGAAAGTCGCATTTCCAAAATCCGGATTACACAGCTCGAGTGTTCGTTTCTTGCAGTCTTCCGAGGCGGTCGATAGGGGTGGGCAATCATTCCAGCCATATGGAATTTTCTTGTCCGAGGCGAGGTGCTCGGTCCATTCTACACGAAATCGGCCAGTGCACGAATTACCACCTCCACCACCAGAAGCACATAAAAGAGCTGCACGCTTCTGTGCTTCATTGTTCGTCGGGACATCACTTTTAACTAAGAATGATCCACCACCACCACCACCACCTCTACTAGAATCATCACTACTACCCCTTTGTCCAACAACTATATTCAATTTTTCCGACTTGGTCAAGTTGAGATCCAAAACTTGTACTGCCCCATAACCTTTTTCTCCACCACCCTTTGCACCGGCAATCTCAATCTCATACGTCCCTGTTGCGGGCACGGTCCATTTCTGTATTCCGTCAGACACTGAAAAGTAACTAGGATTATTTACCCAACTTGGTGAATAACTATCCTTGCATTGATCGAGTGTTGGACCAAAGCGTCCCGTTGCCCCCGCATTCGTAAACGTGAACGATGTAAAGGGGTACTCTGGGCACGTATCATCATCTTGTGGATCTTCATTTGTGGATTGACACCCTTCAAGTCCTGGGCGCGTCCATATTCTTTTCCCATTTTCACACTGCCCCGGTGTCCATGATCCTAATAAATTTTCGGCACAACATGCATCATCATCTATGCGATCTTCATTTATGGATTGACACCCTTCATTTCCCCGTCGCGTCAATTTTCTTTTCCCATTGTCACACGGCCCTGGTGTCCATTCTCCTAAGAAATAATCGGCGCAACATGAATCATTATATTCAAACTTTTCGTTAGATTCATTACACCCTTCTATACCTGTTCGGTTATATTTGAATTTCCATACACCTTCTTCATCTTGGAAACATTTGTTGCCAACCTCCCCGTCCCGCTCCTCGAAAACCTGTTCCCATTCTCCGGCGAATGTTTTGTGGCAACAATCCCTGTCCGACTCACCTCCACACGAGAGCCATTTACCTGTAGGTATAGAGAAATCTACGTCAAAAAAAAAATTTTTCGCCACTTCAGAGGTTATTTCGTCCATCGTTATGTAGAATAATTTTTCTTGTAAAGGACCTTGCTTGTATGTTTTGAAAGTTGCAGTTTTGTCTAAATATTCTGTATTATCATAATTCGCAGTCGAACTTTTCGATAAAAGGTAAAGATTAGCGCCGTCGGCACCTTCTTTATGTTTTATTCTATAAAGTGGATCGGTAATTCCGGTACCTTCAAGCTTAAATGCCTTACCATCATTACCAAATGGAGACATATAAATTTCTTCCCCTTTTCCAAAATTAAGCTGACCTTCGTGATCATAAATAAACACATATTTCTTATTTGTAGTGGCTTCAGCTGATGGTATATCCATTCCCATAGACTGTAAAACTAAATCGAGTTCCCCACCGGACTGTTCTAACCCTACAGAAAGATCCGATTCTGATACTGCGATCTCTACTGGGGTTCCGGTACCACTTTTTTCTGGAGTTGTATAATTTATAGAAAAATTATGAGTTCCCTTGACATTTTCACCCTCCAACGATTGAAACGTTAATTCTATACCTTCATTATTTTTCCATTTCTCACTCGGCACGGCGACCGTCTGATCCTCACCTTGATCCGCTCGTTTACGTGTAATACTAAGCGCAGTTAGAACTTCAGCTCCTCCTGTTATCTTCATTGAATACTTAAAACTAGTTCCCTCTGACATGGCAATAAAATCATCCGGTGTATACCTTTCCGTAAACCAAGGTTTGTAACTCTCAGTCTTGGATAACTGCACACGCATGACTTCAAATGTAGGGGTCTTTGGTTCACCACCTCCCGAATCTTTCTTTTTCTTTTTCTTATTTGAAGTAGTTATGTATATAACAATGCCGATGATGATCATGGCGAAAAATAGTACGATCATATATTTTTCATTCATCGTCGCTTATAATAGTAAAATAATTTATTTAATCTGCATTTGAAGGAAACGAACGACCCTGACCCCATATAATACGAACCGCCCCATTTCCTCCATCCGCCCCATTTCCGGTGTCGTTTCCGGCATGACATGAACCAGCACCACCACCGTAAAGACCTCCAGAACCCCCTACTCCGGTAGTCTCATCAGTTGATAAATTACCCATCCCCCCACCCGAACCACCACCACCCGCAATATTGGCAGCTACTTGATCGGCTTGTGTGGTGGTAGTATCACTCAAACCAGCGGCACCATCCGATTTCTCACCATAGAGACCGACCCCACCACCACCGGCACCACCATAAGATGCGCCCGTCGCATGTACCAGTCGTGCTCCACCACCACCGCCACCACCACCAGCCCCAGCGGTAGCATCGATTACGAAGGCGCCGATGCCCGTCGATCCAGCCCCTTTACCCCCCGCACCACTGTACCCACCGGCACCCCCCCCTCCTGATGATATATAGTTAGGTGGCGATGACCATCTACCTTGACATGTCCCACCAGTCCCTCCACCGTCGTACGTACCCTCCGGACCCCCACCTGTAGGAAGGTTTTCAAGGACCTCATAACCTTTTCCGGGACCACCACCATGTTGCCCCCCAGATGCAAAACACGCCCCGCTGGGCCATCCATCGCCCCAGCGGAAAACAGAATTACCACCATTTGAAGAAGATATTGACCCAGGTAAACCTTGTCCATTGTAACCGGCCCCACCAGCTCCTACTGAAACACTGTACGAATTTCCAGGAACAACAGTTATGTCATTTTTATATGCGAGTCCACCCCCAGCCCCACCAGTTCCAAACCAATTGCGCCCCTTACCAGAAGCCCCCCCACCACCTACACATACCACACAAACACTGGTAACACCAGTGGGGGCTACCCAAGTATATGTACCAGGGGTGCTAAAAATTTCTTCTCTACCATTTGAAATTGTAGAACCAGAACTTCCCACATTTTCAGCTAATTCAAAAAAAAAATTTTCCGCAGCGGTCGCCGAATTTGCATCTGCTGTTATATAGAATAATTTATTGTTTAATTCACCATCCGTAAACTTCTTTTTAGATTTATCTGTGCTTAAATATTCGGTATCTGTAAAATTAGCATTTTCAGAAAGTGCCAATAAATATCCTCCTCTATATTTTACTCTATAAAGTGTATCGGTAATTCCGGTACCTTCTAGTTTAAAACCTTTACCATTTGTACCCTCTACGGGTGACATATACACGGGACCCTGTGCATTAAAATTTACAACTTTTTCAGAATCATAAATATATATTTCTTCCCTTTCTGCTGAAAAGGCAACGTTTATACCACCCGTTTCTACGGGAACCATTTCTAATTCTTCTGACCCTCCACTCTCCAATTTTACAGATAATAGATTTTCTGTAATATTAATTGTATGAGGTCTATTTCTAGTCACATTATCATCCGGTGTCGTGTAGTTTATAGAAAACTCGTGTTCACCTTTAGCGTTTTCACCCGTTTGTACTGAAAAATCTACATTGATATCCTTGAGGTTATCAGGTTCCGATTGCATCCAATCAGATTCTGGTACTTCTTCAATTTGATCGGAACCTCCATCCGCACGTTTACGTGTAATACTAAGATTTTGGAGTAGATCAACGCCTCCGTTTATTCTGAATGTATACGTGAACTTGGCTCCTTGCGACATAGCTACGTATTCATCCGCTGTATACCTTTCCGTAAACCAGGGTTTGTAATTCTCAGTCTTGGATACCGTTATACCTACGACTTCAAATGAGAGGGTCTCGGGTTTATCATCCCCTGAATCTTTTTCATCTTTAGAGTTGGTGTATATAACAACACCGACGATGATCATGGCGAAAAATAATATGATGATAAAATTTTTGTTCATCGTCGCTTATAGTATAGTAGCAAAATATTTAGAGAATTCATTCGTGTAAGATACATAAATGTCTAAAGCAATTGGTATTGATCTTGGAACAACGTATTCTTGTGTCGGCGTCTGGCAAAATGATCGCGTCGAAATCATCGCGAATGATCAAGGTAATCGGACGACTCCATCCTATGTCGCGTTTACGGACAGTGAGCGCCTGGTAGGTGATTCAGCTAAAAATCAAACAGCTATGAATCCGACGAACACCGTTTTCGACGCGAAACGTCTCATTGGTCGTAAATTTTCAGATTCCAAAGTTCAGGAAGATATCAAAGATTGGCCGTTTAAGGTTGTTTCCGGTCAAGGTGATAAACCCATCATCGAGGTTGATTTCAAGGGTGATAAGAAACGTTTTGAACCTGAAGAAATCTCTTCTATGGTTTTGGTGAAAATGAAGGAGATCGCCGAAATGTACATGGGAACGGATGTTAAAGATGCTGTGGTGACAGTTCCAGCCTATTTTAATGATTCACAGCGTCAGGCTACGAAAGATGCGATGGTCATCGCGGGTCTGAATTGTCTTCGTATTATTAACGAGCCCACAGCCGCTGCTATAGCGTATGGGTTGGATAAAAATAAGAATGACGATACGAACGTTCTCATATTCGACCTCGGAGGAGGTACGTTTGATGTATCACTTCTTAACATAGAAGATGGTATTTTCGAAGTCAAAGCTACCGCCGGCGATACACATCTCGGTGGTGAAGATTTCGATGCGCGTCTTTTGCGCCATTTCCTAGATGAATTTAAGCGTAAGCATAAGAAAGATTTTTCCGGAAACCCCAGAGCTTTACGTAGGCTTAGAACCGCGTGTGAGCGTGCGAAGCGTACTCTCTCATCTACAGCTCAAACGACTATTGAAATTGATTCATTGTATGATGGTATAGATTTTTACACGTCCATAACTCGCGCTCGTTTCGAAGAACTGAACATAGATCTTTTCCGAAAGTGTATGCAACCCGTGGAACAAGTCCTTCGCGATTCTAAAGTGGATAAGTCTAAGGTTGATGAAGTAGTACTCGTAGGAGGTTCTACACGGATTCCCAAAATTCAACAGATGCTTTCCAGTTTTTTTAATGGTAAAGAACTTAATAAATCAATCAACCCAGATGAAGCTGTAGCTTACGGAGCTGCCGTACAAGCGGCTATTCTTTCCGGTGTCGATAACAGCACCGTTCAAGATCTTCTACTACTCGATGTCGCACCCGTTTCCCTAGGTCTGGAAACCTCGGGAGGTGTCATGACTAAAATTGTGGATAGGAATACCACAATTCCAACTAAGAAGGAACAGATTTTTTCAACATATTCTGATAACCAAACATCCGTCACTATCCAAGTATACGAAGGTGAACGCGCTCGTGCGCAAGATAACCATTTACTCGGTAAATTCGATTTGGGTGGTATTCCTTCCGCGCCCAGGGGTGTTCCACAGATTAACGTAGCGTTCGACATCGACGCGAATGGAATTCTAAACGTCACCGCGGAAGATAAAGCGTCGGGTAAGAGTGAAAAGATCGTCATCACCAATGATAAGGGTCGCCTTTCGAAAGATGATATCGAGCGTATGGTTAATGACGCAGAAAAGTACAAGGATGAAGATGATAAGTATAGAGCGAAGGTGGAAGCGATCAATAACTTTGAGGCTAACGTCTTTGGAGTCAAGAGTATGATAGATAAGCTAGGCGATGAAGATAAAGCGCGTGTAGAAGAAAAGGTTAATGAAGCTATAGCGTGGATAGATAACAATAGATCCGCGGAAATAGATGAAATTGAACACCAACAGAAAGAGTTTAGGGAATTTGTAGATCCGATTATGCAGTCCGAAGAAAAGGGTCCCGTCATAGATGAGATGGATTAAAACCTAAGTCATTTAGAGAAATAGTACTTTTTAATAAAGAAATGGATATCCACAAGGTATTCGACAAAATTCACGACCAAATTGAAAATCACAAAAATGATGAGCACGTCGAAATAGAAATGCGTCTCGGAAAATTTAACGGAAAAATGTTCGACACAAATGTCGGTAAAGATAACTTTGATAAAGTCATGACCGGTCTCCAAAAGTATAATCAATGGGAACAAGTTGTATTGTCCGATCAAGAGGTATTTTATAGAGAACGCGACAACACTCGAATCACCGTAGATGATAATACGGGTGATGAAACCATCATAAAAAAAGAGCGTGTGAAGAATGAAGATTTCAAAAGGCTCAAAAATTCACCTTATGATTTACGTATAAGTATTTCTAAGGAATTACCCATTCAAGATCTCCAAGATCGTGAGATGGACAAGAAGAAGACAAAGACGCGTGTATCGTTTATTCGTAAGAATCTTTCTATCGATATGACTAAGTGTACGGGAGACATGCATGATATGGACGCGGAAGATCATGTCACCTACCAGATCGAACTGGAAATTGTCGATCCCAGTAGAGTTCAAACCAAGGATGAGCTGTTCAACATACTCCATAAAGTGAAAGACGTTATTAGTATTTTAGGAAACGCAAAGTAATATGATAATTTAAAGATTAAACTATATACAAAGTAATGCACGGTTTCTATAATAATGGAAACACGTGTTATTTTAACTCAGCTCTACAATGTGTGTTGAGAATACACGATCTCTCCTCACATATTTTACGAAATAATTATGAAAAAGAATGCACATTCACTAAACTCTATAAAGAACTTGTAGGTATTTATTTCAATAAAGAAAACTTTCTTAAAATTAACATTGAACCTTTACTTCACACGTTTCAAGAGAAATTTCCCAGATTCAAATCCCTGTACCCACACGACTCTCAAGATGCTCTATTTTGTATAATCGACATACTCGAGCAAACGTACCCGTTTACAAAAACGCTCGTGTACGGTAAAAAAACGCAAACTACTATATGCCCCTCGGGAACCACGACACTAGACGAACCATTTTCTGTTTTACTTCTTAATGGAGATAAGCCTAAAGTGAGTGAAATGATGTCAACCTCTGAAAAATGGAATGTTCTTGATAATTACGTAGATAACGCTGGGGTTGTACATAACGTATCGACGACGCGTGATGTTATATCGGAGTATCCTAAGGTGTTATTTATTTCATTCGACAAAAAGGTAGACGTTGTGGCAGATGAAATAAATAATTACGAACTTTGTGGGAGTATTTTGCATCATGGAAGTCAGTTTGGTGGTCATTACAATTCTATGATTAAACTATCTGATAATTGGTTCATGCAAGATGATGAAATCGTTACTAAACTCGACTTCAAAGAAAAGGCACCACATCATGTACTCATGTACATTTTAAAAAGTCGCTCATAATTATACCTTCTTTTATGTTGACCAGTGTCCTATAAAAAGTTCTCCTACTATTCGGAAAGGTTTTATCATACCTCCGCATAATAGGCTTCCACCACATTGGACTATCATTCAACATGTATTGACACTCGATAATGGAATCTTCTTGAACATCTATATGTTCGGGAACTTGATACGTGTGGATCTCGGATTCAAACATAAGTTTTCCCCTTTCTTGTACGTACAGTTTCCATAGATCACCCTTTCGTTTAAATTGAAAATCGATCGTGTTTTTATCTTTAGGTTTCCATTTGAACATGGTTTCGTGTGTACCCTTTTGAACTGGATCTTTAACAGGTGTGAAAATCAATCCATCAATTTCTTGTTCAACCGTTGGTAAATATTCGTTCATGAACTTTTCAAATTCTGCCATAACATGGAACGTTTTAATTTTGAATTTTATGGGATCGTATTTTAGCACGGTTAACATTTTTTGTAGTTCTTCCATATGTTTTAATCGATCGATCATATCATTTTCTCCAATTTTTGAACCTCGAACCATCATACAATCGTATGCCATGAACGTATCTTTATACAATTCACCTTCGATTATGGTTCCGTCGTATATAGGTTTACGAAAATTTAAAGGGCATGTGTAGACGTCGAGTGCCCTATTAACCAAAACGCACGTCTTTTTGTTATTGTACATGAAGGCCAATAACATGAATCGTAAACCGTCAGTTTTTTCACACACGAGATACTCGTTTGAACTCAATATATCAAAGTGTCTGTATTCTATAGACACTGGCTGAGCCCCCGGAAAAAACCCTTTTACTTTCCACGCACGTTCCATGAACGAAATCGCATATGTGTAAAGAGGATCGTCTCTATTTACAGATAGACGTTGCATTATATCTTATATTTTAGGGTTAATCTTTAAGTTGCTTTAACACCGGCTGAGTTGAGTAAATTACTTATGCACTCGTGGGTGTACGTAAATGTTAGTCGAGCACCAGTGAATGCGATAATTCTCGCACCAGATTCTTTTAATTTTTCAAACATAACGTTTGACTTAGGGTAAATTTTATGATTTCCGGTTCTCTTATCTTTCACACATTTGTATACATTTTTACAAATCATCATCCAAGCCCTAGCAGAAGATTCGTTGACTTTATACATACTCTCTGAAATTTTAGGGCCTACGTCGGTATCGAAGTTTAGACCCATCTGATTAGTCGGTTCAGACGATTTAGATTGGACTTTTTCTTTAAACATTTCCCAATCGATCCCTTCATTGACACCTGGAAATACGAGGACGTCTAACCCTGTATACTCTTCTACCACTTTATCGAGTGATCCAGGGTCTATCCCCACACCAAAGTCTATAAAGAATATCCTATCAAAAGATTTAATACAATTGCTTATCATGTCAGACTTTTCAAAGGGGTCATCGTTCACAAAAATAAGTTTGTTCGAATATCCCTTTTGAATACACCTAATATTTAACTGAAGAATAGCGTGAAGAGTTTTTACGTGGCAAGATTTACCACGGGTTGTTATGATAGTAGCAATATTCATGAGAAATTATAGTTTCTAAGCCTTAAGCCTTTCATCTAGAGATCCAGTAAAAGGGAGATTACCCACGTGCCCCAATGATGTTTGACAATCGGCGAAAATTTGACCATCCATCTGTTGCCATCGACGACAGAAAGCGTAATCTTCAGATAAATACCTTCTAGACTCTGGGTCTATCATACAATCAAATAAAGCACAATATTCATCAAAGTCTCTGTTTTGGTGATCGTTTTTACAATTAAGAGTAGACCCATAATGTTCATGCATTCTAGTGAGAGCTTCTCTAGAAATCATCATAAATCCAGTGGGTCCATCCAACACTTCAACAAATCCATTAACTACGGAACGTCGCTTAGCGCCTATGTTAGCGACCAAGCTGGCGGACATCATGTTCATATCACGCTCGTCTCCATTTTCAATACCTTCTTTCACTTGATCCCACATGACAACCTTTTTAGGATAAATAGCAACGGATACGTCGTGTCCAGATTTTATAAGGCGAACCACGGATACTGGATCAAAGTGTACATCCGCATCTATAAACATAAAATAATCGGCGTCTGTTTTTTGCATAAATCTACCTATGGATACATTTCGAGCACGATGAACCAAACTTTCGTTCTCAGTCGTGTCTAACATTAACTGAATACCTTCTTTCATTAAAAGAATCTGAAGGTTAATAATACTCGACATGTACTTTTCCAAGCACATACCCCCGTAGCAAGGGGTACTTAAAAATAGTTTAGTCATACTACATTAATATTACACTTTATCCTCTAAATAACGTTTAACTATGAGTATAATCTTATTAAGTGTGGGAATGGATACTGAACATTTATCGGAAATAATACTCTTTGAGTACTTCTTTTCCAATACCATAAAAATAATGGCAGTGGCCACACTATTAGGAGATTTACTCATCAAATCTACACATTCCTCCAAGGCTGTACATAATTTATTACACGCGAGCCTTTCTTCGCGAGAGACCTCAAATGAATTCAATAAACGTTGCATGACGTTATATGGCTTTGTAACGTAATTTTTATCGGTAGCCTCATCTTTGATCGTATCTTTAAAAATCTGAGCCGTGCGACTTATATCCTTACTCTGAATACCAAACATATCCGCGATATCTTTCGTTGTACGAGGAACCTGTGCTATTCTACACGCGTATAAAACACAATTAGCTTTTATACCCGATCGAACAGCTCCACGTGTAAGCTTAGATTCGTTGAATTTTTTATAAAATGTTTTGGCATCCCTAAGAATACCATCTGGTAAAGATATACAAGCTTCGTCAATGTCTTTGTACGCGTGGTACAATGAACGATCTTTATGATTCATAGAGCTATGAAAATTTATTTTGGCCATTCTTTTCAATTCATATGATGGTCTCCCTTTTGTTGATATCAACGTCCCTTTACCCCACGCGTAGGAAAAGAGTTCCTGATTTGCGACGGGTACCGTACACCTAGCTGGATCGCTTACACGCCCATCGTCGGTGACACCACTCGTCCACTCAGCAGTATCATCTATATAAATAGAATCAACTACACCACATTCGGAACATACCATCCCTTCACGCGTCAATATCTTAGTTCCTGAGCAAGAACTGCATAATCTATTATCAACTGGCTTGATTGTTGGTTTTTGTTTAAGGCGATCAAGATCAGCCCAAATAGTAGCCAGTATTTCTGTATCCATTACGATGTATTATTAAATTTATCTAGCTTTTTTCCGCACTTAAGTTAAAAATTTACATTATCTACTTGAGTTTTAGCACGTTCTTCAATTTTATTAACCAGTTCCTTAAATTTCAAAGATCCTGGGCTGGAAGGCTTCCACTCGTTCCATTCTTTATCTACAAGTTCGTGATCAGGTGGTAAAGACACGTTGCCATCTATTTCACTATCAGAAACGACAAAACCTTCCAAGTCTGTGTCTTCATCAGTTTGATCATATATATAACTATCTTCGTCTTCTATATCTATCTCACTGTAGTACGCATACATATCGTCACCTAAACGTTTCATTTCAATATCTTCAAAAGTGGCTTCCCCCGTGTAGTGTTCCATGACACTTTCATACGGGGCGGGCAACATCTCTTCGTTCATCTTATACACACACGCCGACTTGTAAAAGGATTCTGTTGCATTAAGATACTTAATACCTAACGTTGAACCGGTGTTCATACCAACAACACCATACATTTCATCCTCAACACCATCCTCATTCACAAAAATTTTTACTAAATCACCAGGCTGAATTTCCGAAAATACAATCATATCTAAAGATTTCAGACAAAAAATATTTACAGCTATTAACACACGGTATGGGGGTGGAAATTCTTTCTAAAGCGGATTGTAAATATTGCGAACACGCTGAATCTTTATGTAAAAACCTTAATTTGGAGTACTCTAAAACGATTGTAGATAAAGAAACTCTGAAAAAACGTTGCGGGGCGGGAGCCTCTACGTATCCACAAGTATTCGTTAATGGATCTCTCGTCGGCGATTATTTCAAATTTGAAGAATTTATAGAAGAAGCGGAGCCGATGCTTTTACCTACTATGAGTAGGTTTACCATTTTCCCTATAGAACATGATAACCTATGGGCCCTGTATAAAAAGGCGCAAATGTCTAACTGGACAGCCGAAGAAGTTGATGTATCGAAGGACATGGACGATTGGAAAAACTTGAGTGAAAATGAACGCCATTTCATAAAATACGTCCTGGCATTTTTTGCGGGATCGGATGGTATTGTTTTTGAAAATTTAAATAATAATTTTGCTGACGAAGTTCAAATTACCGAAGCTCGTTCTTTCTATGCGTATCAGTGTCATAATGAGATGATACACGGAGAAACGTATAGCAAACTGATAGACAAATATATAAAAGATTCAACTGAAAAAAGAAAGCTTTTTGAAGCCATAACAACCATCCCATCCATAAAAGAAAAAGCTGATTGGGCTATGAAATGGTTTGATAAGGATAGACCATTTTGTGAGCGCCTTTTAGCTTTCGCGTGTGTTGAAGGCATTTTCTTTTCCGGGAGTTTTTGTGCTATATTCTGGCTCAAAAAACGTGGAATGTTACCGGGTCTTTGTTTTAGCAACGAACTCATAAGTAGGGATGAAGGATTACATCTCGAGTTTGCCATAGAACTTTTTAAGATGTTGAAAAATAAACCTAATCAAGATATCGTTTACGATATAGTCCGTGAAGCTGTAGAAATTGAAAAATCTTTCATAATCGAAGCTTTGCCGTGTAGTTTAATTGGTATGAATTCTGATAAGATGTCGAATTATATCGAATACGTATCTGATCGTATGTTAAAGCAAGCGGGGTTCAATAAAATCTGGAACACTCAAAATCCCTTTGATTTTATGGAAAATATTTCCCTAGATGGTAAGACTAATTTTTTTGAAAAACGTGTAGGTGATTACGGTAAGATCGATGAAACTACCGAACTCGCATTCGACGAAGAATTTTAACGAGAAATAGTGACTTCACTACCATCTGTGCATGCGCAAGAAGTAGACTTCTTGTTGCTCATGCGCGCAGGTAAATCAATACCTTCGTTTATATCCATATGACCGAAAGACGCCCCACTATCAGTAAAACCGACAATATCCATTTTACCGGGAGTAGGCGTTGGCATGTCAGCCATACGAACTGGCCTTTCGGGTAATGACTTCATCTTAGGCATAGGCTTAAGCTCTGGCCTGGGCTCGGGCTCGGGCTCGGGCTCGGGCTGTTTCATACCCCCCATAGTTGGGATTGTATACGCTTCATTGTTTACGTTCATCATACCCCAACTGACGAGAATGTAAACTATAGTGTGTAATACGAGCCCCTTTGTAGTAGGGCATCCGTTAGGTCCGGCTACCCAATTTCCAAGTATGCGCCTCATGAGACGAAATGTATCGGGGTTCGCTATTATAAAGAATAATAGACCGGCCATGATAGAAATGAGTAACTTTTTCTCCTGCTTTTTACCATCACATCCACATCCACAATCTTTGAAAAGACCCATTATATTTGTTAATGTAATATGAGAAAAAAATATTATAATACGAAAAAAAAATAAAAGTATCAAGATGAATTCGTGTCCTCAGAGGGCTCCATAAACTGAACAGCACGATTTTTGAACATCATAAACGTATCTCTACCGTTTTTAATTTTCAAGACGACGTTATAAGGTTTTTCAGTACCAGCATATTTCATAGAGATAAACAAAAATATGAAATATTGGATACCTAAGGTCGCCGGTTTAACGACATTTCCTCGGGGTATCGTCGTTGTTCCAAGACTAATATCGCTTTTACTAATCAATTTTCCATCCTTGAACTCTAGATTGTCGATCGCCCATTTAAATATTGGTTCATTTATATCCCATTTATCGTTCCATACATCATCAATCATTTTATCCAACATGCTATCACCTTCCTTGTTTACAACACCAGTTAAAGTACCCTCATTATCGTATTTTTCAACAAACCAACATTCATGACCCCCTTCTGGACACTCGGTGTAAATCATAGGAGTTTGAATACCAGTTAAAGTTAAATCGTACACAAACGCCAAACCATTGGTTTCGACACTATCGTATGATAAACACAATTGACCATTTGGGTCTAATGAATCACCTGAAATATCATCTCCCTCGTCATCACACCTCCACACGCCCGGCATTTGAATATAACCTTCTCTCTTAGGCATAATTTGGTAACCTTCTGAAAGTGATGTACCATTTTCTGTAATAGTAAGAATGAGCCGATCTTCATTGGTGTTTGATTCTGGGGACGATTCCGGAGATTTTTTAGGGGGTGGTTCATCCTTTTTCATTATAAAAAAATAGTATCCAAGTCCAGATAATATTATTGCGAGTATGGTGAATATGATTATGTTTAGTTTGGTAGCATTGTTCGAGGATCTCACCATCTTTATTTATAATACGAAAAAAAAATGTTGCTTAAAGATTCATCTTCTATAGAAGATATAAGCAACCGACAATGGCCAACATTATTCAGCGTTATGACCACTTTGAACCCTCTACCGTAATTCTCTCCAAGATGAAGAAGAACAAGAACGGTGGAAAGACCGTATACATTAACGCACCAGAAAACAAGAAACTTTACATTCAACTCCCTTTCATGCGTTCCCCTTTCGGTCTGAGTGCTTTCACAGACGAGGCGACCAATAAAACTTCCTATTCTCTCGATCTATCTTTCGACAGTGATAATGAGCAGGGCAATGAGCTCATGGAAAAGCTCAAGCAACTCGATGAGCGTATCGTCAAAACAGTTGCTGATAACTCTAAGGAATGGCTCGGCAAGTCGTATAACATCGAGGTCATCAAGGAGGCCCTATACAAGCCTCTGGTTCGCCCAGGTAAGGACGACTATGCTTCTACCATGAAGCTCAAGCTCATGACTAAGCCTTCTGGAGAATTCATCGCCGAAGCGTACGATTCTTCTCACCAATCCATGCCCGTTGATGGTATCGAGAAGGGTCAAAAGTGTATGTGCATTGTTGATTTCAATCAGATTTGGTTCATCGACAACAAGTTTGGTGTCAGTGTACGCCTTTCCCAAGTTCTTTGCGAACAATCCCAAAAGCTTCCCTCTTTCGCCTTCCAGGGTATTGAGACTGCACACTCCGAAGGTGATGCTGACGAGGAGGAAGAGTGTATGATCGACGAGTAATTTAGCTTAAAAATTTTAATAAAATATCTATTTCCATACGAAACACAAACTTCTTATGAAAATAATATCATGCCATAACAGGTCATGGATATACTAAAACCTAAAATAGTATTTAGTAAACCACCAGTCGTTCCACTTATGAAAACACAAAAACCTAAAAATAATCTAAGGTCTCTCAGACCAAAAAATAACAATTAAAGTTTAGCGACGAATTAATAATATGATTGTTTCCGATGAAGTAAAGGCACGTTTGACCATGGGTATGCAAAAATATGGACACGGTGTACGCGCAGACGACGACACAACCACGTGGGGTACGTCTAAAAATTCATGGTTTGAAATGGCCAAAGAAGAGTTTCTAGATGCTATAGTATATATCATAGCCGATTATATTAGATATATGCGACAAACAGATGACAATTTCCCAAAGGAAAATGTAGACGATAATGATCTTATCCTTAAAATATTTGGAAATTTTGAAAGTATAAAAAGTCCCAGACATAAAATGCTCATATGGAATTTAGAAAATATGATCCAGACATGCTATTAGCTTATTGGTAATTTTTTATACATTACACTTAGTTTCGGTGTGATTTATAAAAAAATCTCAGTTCTTAGTAATATGAGCCTACAGGCCAGGGAATTTGTCAGGCGTTCTGGCATAGATGTCATAAGTTCAGACTCAAATAACAATAACAATTATAGCAGGGAGTTGGAAAAGTATATGCGTAACCAGGAAGTTATAAAAGCTAGGGAGCGCCGACAAACCAGTTCCAGAACCCCTCCTTCTACAAGGATGGCGCCAAATTCTCAAGTTCCTCCACGTCTTCAACAGAATTTGATAAGTAACCGCAAATATTCACCCTTAGCGAATGAATTTGCTGACGTTAATACTAATAAGTTGGTAAATAATGCGTTAAAGGCTGATATTAACACGAGTGAGTTTGAAGATTTCGAACCGGATGCCACAGCTATAAATGAATTATTCGCAGATGTACCAAGTTCCGGGTTGGAGATAAGTAAGCTTAATCCAGGTATGTTTAACGCACTTGTCGATTCAGGATTTAACCAAAAGGATACGATCGTCGATATAAAGAAGATTCTTTCCAAGCGACCCTTAGTTAGAACCATGGTAGGAAATGGTCTTTACATAGATACCATTGAAATAATTGGTCGTTATGGTCAGAACAAGGCTGGTGTGAGTCATACTAGAAAGTTTGGACTCAAGGGAAACATGAATATAATGTACGTTTCAGCTCAATTTAAGATGATTCTTTCGAATGCCATGGGTGAAACTAAAGGGCTCAGTGTAAACATATACAAAAATGGAAAGATTCGATTCTCCGGTGGTTTCTTAGGAACTGATATATCGAATCAGCCTGATATTATACGACGATTCGTGGTAGACAACTACACGACCAAAGAGGCGTTCTATTACAATCCATTTAAGTACAATAACTTAAGTGGTCAGTTCAGGGTTAATGGTAATTTCAAACCAGAGAGTCTCACACAGATAACATCCAATTCTCGTAAGTATGGCTTTATTTCTGGAAGTTACGAACCCGAACTTTCACCTTTCCTTTATTTGGAAGGAAATGGTTTTAAATTAAGTTTAGCTATTAGTGGAAATGTACAAATATTAGGTGTACAAAATCCGGGTGATATGCTTAAAAAGTATGACTTTGCCAAAACGTTTGTTAAGACTTTATACAACGAAGGTAAAATAGTTGTGACTGGTAAATTTAACCAGGGTATCAAGGCTAAGGCTAAGGCTAAGGCTAAGGCTAAGGCTAAGGCTAAGCCGAAGCCAAAGGCGAAAAATAAGGCACTCAATAATAACGAAATCAAGGCTGTTAACATAGACATGGCTAAGTGTAAACGAACCATGAACGCGGAACAATTAAAAAACCTCGCCCGTAAACTCGGTGTGACTAATTTTAGGATAAAGGGTGTCGATGGTAAAACCAAAAAGGCTACAAAGAATGATATATGTAAAAAGATATCCAACATAACTGGTAAAAAGCCGGTATCCGTTAAAAACACGAACACCGGCAAAAATATACCTTTACCCGGATCAAACAAAACGTTCAAGGTTGGGCGAAGATTATGTACGAGCAAACCCAAAAAGGAGCTTTTACGTGTCGCTAAGATGATGAAGGTTAGTGTCAATGATAAGGACACGGTTCCTATCATATGTCGTAAAATACAAAAGGCTAGAAATAACATAGCCGCAGCTCCTAAGCCCAAACCCTTATCTCCCAAGGCCTTACTCCAAAAAAAGAAAAATGAAAAGAAGGAAAACAATAATCTCGCCAAAAATTTAAATCGTGCTCTCGCCGTAGAAAGGAGGAAAATTAACGATACATCGATCAAAAAACGATTAACTAGTTTATATGGATCCAAATGGATGAACAGATACAAGCCAAACTTAAATCAAGACGTTCGAAACGTTAAAACAGCTATAAATAAACTCAACAACAAGAGTAGAAACAAAAAGCTTGGCGTACCTTTCTTGAAAGATGTAAAAAATATAGAAGATCGTATGGTTCGCAACTGGAAACTTTCTAGGCGTAATCAATTAGAGAAAGCGTATCTAACCAAGCAAGTAAATGTATCTGGTATTAATATGAATTCGAGAAATGCCTATAGGCGTTCCGCGATAGATTATATGAAGAGTCTCTTGAACAACAAAAAGCAGCCAACCGAGAGACGCATGAAGATTCATAAGGAAAATTGGAAAAAGTTCACAAATAACATGAGAGCGCGTCCCAATGTGGGTGGTGCCAATGCTCGAATTGAACGTCTCTAAACTTCTGGTATTTCTTCACATGTTTGAGTGCATGTATTAAATGCGGTAAAACACATCATAGCAATTGAAAATTGGTAAATAGCTTGTTCCCACATTCGAAGTACGCAAAATGGTACTATCATGAGCCCCGCACACGTACCGTGAAATACTATAATTCCTATCGATGCTGAATCTTCAGTATGTAGAGCACCCGTCGTAAATACTATCAACACAAAATTGATAATATCTATTGTTCTCATGAAAAGAGCCAAATTTATACCAGATGAAATTATAAAAATATACGACAAACCACGTACGACGGGGTGATATTCTATTAAAAATCTGAAACGTCGTCGTGGTCGTGGCCCGTACATTTCGGGGGGTGGAAGTGGAGGTGGAGGTGCGGCAACCTCTTCATTGAAAGCTATAGCCACAGATCCATCGGGTTCTTCGACCACGAGATGTCTTTCATTTTGCATATATTATGCTGGCGTAATTTTTTTATACTTAATTAGTAAATGATAGCTTTATTTGCCGCAATCCTCGTCGTCGTGATAATTTTATATTGCCTCCAACCCGCAACATCCAGGAAGGAATCTGGAAATGGTTGGAAAATTTACGGGACCATGGGTTGTGGATGGACTCGTAAACAGATTGATTACATGAAGGAAAAGGGAAAGCCTTACACCTTCATCGACTGCTCCAAAGGTGGATGTGATGGAATGAAAGCTTTCCCTACTAGCGTTAGCCCTACCGGTGAAAAGGTTGTAGGATTTAAAGAGTTTTAAATACCACGGATGACGGCGAGGGAGATGGAGAGTAGAAGCGCGTCTAAGAACGTGTCTAACTTCTTGAGGACGGTTATGTGCTTAACGAGGGAGTTGTTCCAGGTTAAACGGAGGATGAAAGTGGATATGAGAATCACGAGCACGAAGATAAGAATCTCGGTGATAATATCGGCAGCCTTGCGAGTGTTGAAGAGTTCCTTGATCATTTATTATCCGTGAATATTTTTTTTCGAAGGTTAATATAATGAGAAAGAGTCCCCCTCCGAACGGCTCTGAACATATTTTTACAATGAAGAGGTGGGATGGGCCTGTAGGTAGGGGTAATAATAATTGTTACGCGTATGCGATGAACGATTACAAAAAATATAGAATGTCAAAAAGTCAGCCTGGTGAACGGACAAATACATCAGCTTTCAGTAAATATAGAAACTGTGGTAAATTGCCAAAACTTGTTTTGACCGATAATCCTAAAAAGGTGTACGTTGAGAAGGCTGATAAAAAGTGTAAACCTACATTTTATAAAATCATGATGTTTGTTTCCACGTGTAAATCAACGAACACTTTATGTCATGGAGATTTTCATTTTTATAAACAGCATAGTAAGACTGAGTATAAAATAAAAAGGGGTGATACACATGAAAGTATCGCTAAGTTCTTTAAAGTTCCCGTCGCGAGAATCAAGCGTGCTGCTAAAGTGCTGCTTCCTGGTAAAGTTATAACGTTTAAAGCTGAATTTTTTAGCCATAAACGTGGTTGGGCAACAGGCCCTTTGACGACCGGAGCCACCGGAAAACTCATAAAAGATCCGAGGACTACGAGTAGGAAATATCCAGGTATGAATTATAATAAATATTGTGGATCATTCTGTATCAAAAACAGTGGTGTCAAAGTCGGCCACACTCATCCCAAAGTCAGAAAGTAAACTTTCAATATCTGGTACGTTTGATACGTCAAAAAATATATCCAATACATCGAAGATGAAATCATCTCCCACCATTAGATTGCTTGTTCGTTCGTGCAACATGTTATGTATCGTAACTTGCACTTTAAAATTTTCACCATCGAAAATTTTTCTACACACGGGGCAAGTTTGATTACCCCTTTCTTTCCACTTCTCTATACAGTGTGAGTGAAACAAATGACCGCACCTGATTGGTTTATTTTGTCTTGTTTCTCTCACTGTATTGAGGCATATGGCACATGTTGTCATCCCTGTACGTAATAAGGACTTTAAATTTGGCTATTTTACTCAGTATATTTTAGACATGTTTATATTGCTATCACAATAACCACACTTGTCGTTGGTTTCGTTTAAAACCTTTTTGAAAGCGGCGGGACCCTGCTTTTGGAGAAGTTGGCGGTACTTGTAGTTATCTTCATAAGAAATACCATTTTTTTCCATAACGTAGTTGTCAAATAATTTAGACGAGTTAGAAACCGTGAAACAACGGCCATCAGCCATTCCTAAACGTTGCGACATTTATATTACAATTAGAAATTAATTTGTCTATTCTCGATCGTATTCATCCAAGATGAAAATCCTAATGATTTAATTTTTTTAACAGATTCATCGACATCGTATCCTGAGAATATGTTGAACATATCCTCAGTCTCAGTTTTAGAAACCCGAATAGACCCCTCATCGTTGATATGTTGATTGATTATGTTATAAGCAAAGGCAATCTCTTTCAACGTTTCCGCTCCCGTTATAATGATTTTACCTGTACTGAAAATGCTGGTAGTAATCTCCTTCATATCCTCTGAAGGTTTAAATTTTATTTTCACCGCGGAGTACCTGTCGGGTTCAAACGATACTTTAAATAAATCGCTGTATTTTTCAAAATGTGAAGCAGTTTTCATGAGATTGATGTTATAATTCAAACTAAAATTTGAATTAATCATCACAACCCTAAAAGACTTGTCGAGTGGTTCAAGTTCTGGGTCGAATAGTTTTAACATATAACCGAGACTCTTGATTATATGTTTACAGTTCACGACATCATTACAACCCGCAACCTGAATACTTCCATTCGGAAATATTTTCACCGACTTGATACTGTATACATCTTCATACGTTAAAGTTATCTGATTGTAAAACGAGGTTGGTTTCAATTTCCAGACAATCCCCTTAGCGTTGGTATCATTTTTGTGTAAAATAACATCACTTTTTTCAAAAGCTTTTCTTATCCGAGCAACGTCCACAGGTTTTGAAAATGATGACACCATCGTTATAGTCGTGAGCTTAATCCATGACGGGCGGATTCGTTCGGGAATCTTGTTCCTAAATTCATCTACCGTCAGGATGTACGAGAACGTGTTATTCGAGATAGAAGAAAACATAACTTTTTTAATAACATTTTAAGGACTTAGGCATCCATTTTCTTTAAATTGAAATTTATAAAAGTAAAAAAGGGATTTAGAGAAGAAATTTTAATATAAAGTATACAATACCTATGCCTTCCTTCATTAAGGAGGCTCATACTTTTATAGACCGAAACGGGGATTGTAACATAGAACTTAAATATTCTAGATATGTGAGTGGTTTAGGATATTGTAATTCGACTACATGTTTTAAAGCTGAGGCTATAGGTGGATGGCAAGATTTCGTATCGAAAAAAGAATCTATTCCGTATGAAGAATTTCTTGATGATAAAATTGAGAAAACGATCGATGTCATACGTGAAATGACATTGATCGCATTGGATAATGTTATGTGTGAAAACAATAACATTTACTGTATACTTCGTATTATGAATACTTCAAAAATCTTGGATCCGACGTTTATCCCGCCATATATTAACGTAAAGCACGCATGGCAACGAAAGTTCGCGAGATGTGTATGCGAAACAACCATCCCTTACATCATAAAATATTGTAGAAGTACTTGGAAGCTTATAAAACTTTATAACGTCTTAAAATTAATAGAAGAATCGATAGAATAAATACATATGCAATTATGTTAACTTTCTTCTCCCTTTTCTTTTCAGTGTACTTCTTTCCAACTTGATCCGTAAACCCGATATCTATATTTCTTCCTGGAATAAGAGGTCTAGATAACGTACAAGGATTTTTCATACCACTACACATTTCGACAGCTCCCCAACCACTAGAGGAAATACTATCACACATGGGAGACTCTTCTTTTATGTCTTGCATGATGATCTCACCTTCGGACTTGAATTTTTCAAAGTTCCTCCTTTCACCTTTAGCTCCTGGTAAAGAAAAATCATTAACTACGAATGGATTTATGTTATTAATGGTATCTTCATCATTGAGCATAGAACTACTCATGTTATATATTAAGCTGATATATATTTTTTATGTGTCATCTTTTTACCGTGTTCAAGCCACATTTTATCTAAATCTATGTTTAACATGTGAGCAAGTTGAAACAGATAAGAGAATACGTCGCCCATTTCCATCATTATGTCGACACCTTTCTCTTTTTTAACGTGCATCTTTTTGAATGTTCGCTTATATTGACGTATGGCCGACGCCAATTCTCCAAATTCTTCAGTTAATAGTAGCCAAACTGTATTTATTTCCGCCCTATCCCACCCCTTGGATTTGCATATCTTTTCAGTCTCATCTTTATAATAATTAAGCGACATTGTCCTTGTCTATATGTCGGGTCAATTCTTTAAATTCCAATCTGTTGACTCATTTCCATTTTTCTTCCGTACGTGCTCGTGTTCTGGGGTAAGTTAGGAGGTATAGCTACGCTATCGATATCCTTGATATATCCTAAATACGATGCAACACCAGAACGAATTTGTTGGGTCGCGGTATTAATGACGATCTGGTTCATCTTCTTAACCTGTTCGTTTACACGACTATTATGATCTCCAGCGTTGTTTATGAACACGGATCGCATGATGGCAAAAATATCACTTGAATTTTGGTAGTCTATGGAAATGCCTGTGTCATTCTTGAAAGATTGACGTATCGCACGCTGGAGAATATTGACATTGAACTCCGAGAAGAATAAACTATTGAGAGGAGTTTTAGTCTGTTGAATTGAATTCAGATGAAGTCTATCACACATTTAATATATTCCAGGAAAAAAAGTCTATGTAGATATTAAATGTTGAACATCGCTGACTTTGATGAAGCTTACAATACCAAACCATGCAATTATGAAAAGCCTGTGTGTGAGGCCCCCAATTGCTTCATCGCGTCTTATCCTCCTGTATCCAAACCGGGTGAGGCTGGCCCCTTCAATGTGAACACCTCATTCTTAGCTCCCAATCGATACGCCGAAACGGTAGGTCCAGTCCCAGTCCGGAGTGTCGATTTCAAATGTAATTAAAAGATTAGATAGTACTAGCAATATAATGAAAGTAATCAAAAGGTCCGGTCGTGTTGAAGACGTCAAATTTGATAAGGTCACCAACAGGATCTCCAAACTAACCCACGACCCTTATGATATTTCTAAGGGTGTAGACGCGTCAATGATAGCTCAGCAGGTATTTTCCAGTATACATGACGGTATAACAACACAGGAGATAGATACTCTCTCAGCCGAAATTTGTATCGGACTGATTACTCGTGATCCAGATTACGAAATACTCGCAACGCGTATAATAGCCAGTAACATTCAAAAAATAGCCCCGAATAATTTTCATATCGCGATGAAAAAGTTATACAAAGCTGATATAGTCACAGAAGAAGTAGCTGAAATCGCACAACAAGTAAAAGATCAAATTATCACGAATAGAGACTTTGAATTTGGATATTTCGGATTAAAGACACTCGAAAAGAGCTATCTTCAGAAACATGAAGGAAAACTCATGGAAACTCCCCAATATTTGTTCATGCGCGTGTCCATCGGTATTCACGGTAAGGACATTCCAGCCGTACTCGAGACTTATGATAAGATGAGTCAGGGTATGTTTATCCACGCAACTCCAACCCTATTTAACTCGGGAACTCCTCGTCCACAAATGTCATCATGTTTCCTGATTGCTAATAAGGAAGATTCAATCAACGGCATTTACGAAACTTTGACGGAGTGTGCTCAAATTTCAAAGTGGGCTGGTGGTATCGGTTTACATATTCATGATATCCGAGCCAATAAATCTCGTATCAAAGGTACAAATGGTCAGTCAGATGGTATTATTCCCATGCTTCGCGTGTTTAACGCAACCGCGCGATACGTCAATCAGGCAGGTCGTAGAAAGGGATCATTCGCTATGTATCTCGAACCTTGGCACGCTGATGTTATGGATTTCTTGGAACTTCGGCTTAACCAAGGCGACGAGGAAGCTCGTTGCAGGGATCTATTCACCGCGATGTGGATACCAGATTTGTTTATGAAACGAGTCGAGCAAGGAGGTGATTGGTCTCTTTTCTGTCCTGATAAGGCCAAGGGACTTTCTGACGTGTACGGTGAAGAGTTTGAAAAACTTTACACCGAGTATGAAGAGGCGGGTCTAGCCAACGCAACTGTTCCCGCTTCCGAAGTATGGAAGGCTATTATTAAAAGTCAAACCGAGACTGGAACTCCATACATGCTCTATAAGGATGCATGTAATTCTAAGAGCAACCAGAAGAACCTAGGCGTTATTAAGAGTTCCAATCTTTGCACGGAGATTCTCGAATATACGGATAAGGATGAAACGGCTGTATGTAACCTGGCTTCTATCGCACTTCCAAAGTATGTGAACAGGGAGTCGAAAACATTTGATTACGACAAACTTCACGAAGTCACCAAGACTGTTACCAAGAACTTGAATCGAGTCATTGATAAAAATTTCTACCCAGTTGAATCTGCTCGTCGCTCTAACATGAAGCATCGCCCAATTGGTCTCGGTGTTCAGGGGCTCGCAGATGTTTTCATTCTATGTGGTCTTGAATTTGACTGTGAGGAATCTCGTCTTATGAATGCGCATATATTCGAGACTATCTATCACGCAGCTCTCGAGGCCAGTTCAGAACTCGCCGAGGTAGATGGTTCGTACGAGACTTTTGAGGGATCCCCGGCATCACAAGGTATTCTTCAACCAGATATGTGGGAAGGTGAAACCAAATTCAGTGGTCGCTACGACTGGGACGCGATGAGGGAACGTGTAAAGACTAAGGGTCTGAAGAACAGTCTCCTTCTCGCCCCTATGCCAACAGCGTCCACTGCTCAGATTTTGGGTAATAATGAGTGTTTCGAACCTTACACGACTAACATCTATTTGCGTCGTACACTCGCCGGTGAATTTGTTGTCGTAAATAATCATCTAGTAAATGCTCTAAAAGAACGTGGTCTCTGGTCTAAGGAAATGAAAGATCTCATGGTAAAGGCTGGTGGTTCGATTCAAACTATCGTTGATATCCCCGATGATATCAAGACTCTTTACAAAACTGTATGGGAAATTAGTCAAAAATGTATTATTGACATGGCGGCGGATCGTGGACATTTCATTGACCAGAGTCAGTCGATGAATCTCTTCATGGAAAGTCCAACACTGTCTAAACTTTCCTCGATGCATATGTACGCGTGGAAATCTGGTCTCAAGACCGGTATGTATTATTTAAGGAGTAAGGCGAAAGCTCGACCAATCCAATTTAGTCTTGAAGCTGAATGTACTGCATGTTCAGCTTAAAGCTTAGGGTATATTACTATTTAGATGGCAAAATTTCATACATTAAAAGACTTGAACATTCTCAAGTACGACGGAAGAAAAATATGCATCAGTTCTCCCGAAGGTAAACCTATGAGAATTCAAACACCGAGAATGTATATGCCGTTTGGTGTATCAGGGTTTGTCCCACAAGTCGGTCCAACCAAATGGAATTTGGATTTTTCTATGAAAGGTTACGACGAGGAGGACAATTACGTCAAACAATTTCATGACACTATAGAGGCAACTGAGAAAAGTATAATTGAAGAGGTGAGTAATCAAAGTGTCGATATTTTTGGAAAACATATGTCGTACGATGAACTTTTACCTATGTTTAATTCTAATATAAAACACTCTGTTGGGCATGATCCAAAGTTTAGAGTAAAAGTAGACACAACCCCTGACGGAAACATAAAAGCCGGTGTTTTTAACAGTGAACGGAAGAGTATAAATACTTCCGCTGAAGATAAACTTTATTCAAGGAACTCGGGTGTAGCTATCGTAGAAATAGGTACAGTGTATTTCTTGAACAGGAAGTTCGGTGTGACTTGGAAATTACATCAACTCGTGGTATACGAACCACAACAACTAAAAGGATTCCAATTTATACTTTAGATTTTTGATCTGATATTAAAAAATGATAAATCATCTGAGCCTCCCTCAGTAGTTTACCCTTAATCACGGTAAAACTATTGGGATCTATATCCATTTTTATTTTCGCTATACGAACAGCATCATCCCACTTAGAAAGGGTCATTCTTATACTATTCTTACATTTTTTTGATGAGGGTCTTGTACTTCTTGGTTCCCTTTTTGGGGGCGAGCTTGAAGTCGCCCTTCTTAGCGGGCTTGAAAACCTTAACCATAGAAGAAGCACCCTCCTTCTTCATACGCTTCTTGGCCGCAGCGACGGCAGCCTTACTCTTGATATTACCGTATTTGTCCTGAACGAGATCACCCTTAACGAGACCACCGGCGGTGTGCATGGCGCCACCGTGAAAAACTTCCGCGCGAGAACCAGTTGCTTCTGTATACATTTATATTAAGCGCGGAAAATTTTTCGGATGTCGAGAATTGAAATTTTACTGGATACCCTCTTTACTGGTATTTGATTCTCGATTCGATCGTCGTTAAGCACTTCTGCACATACAATTGATTTATGTCCTTGGAGAGACATCATCTCTTCCTCGACACTGATGAAACGCGGACATTCCCTATAAATCATTTTTTTTACGTATACTTTTTTAGTCTGCCCTGTTCGATGACTTCTACCAACAGCTTGAAGTTCTGTCGCAGGATTCCAAGCTGGGGCGGTTATGTATACACGTGTCGCATCCTGTAAGTTTAAACCTTGTCCTCCACTTTTGATCTGAATTATGAAAACAGCTCCCTGGGGTGCAGCCTTAAATGTTGATATTTGCTTCACCCTATCATCTTTTGAAACGGAACCATCTATCCGAAAGACGGGACACTTCAACTGAGTTTGGATGTAATTCATTTCAGCTTTAAACTGACAAAATATCAGTGTTTTTTCATCGGGGTGTTCTTCGATCAATCTAAAGAGAGTTTCCATTTTTTTCATTCGCCCAGTAAACTTTTCCGGTACGACTTCATTTTGTTTAGCCACACCATCGAGATACATCTGAGGGTAAATCATACACTGTCTCGCCCGAAGAAGACATTCCAATATGATCATATTTTTAGAGTTAGTACTCTGTGCAGTTTTAAACGCGTCTCGAATCGTATTCTGCGCTTCCAAAAAAACACACTCGTATAACGATTTTTCTTCTGGAAACATTTCAAGTTCCACATTTTCAAAAATACAAGGTGGAAGACGAAGACGTTCGTTGATTTTAGCCAAATCTTCTTTGGTTCGTCGGAGAATGTAAATATCCTTGATATCTTTGGTTCTACCTTGAACGAAAGTTTTGGGAAGACCCAAAAAGGTACACAAAGAAACGAAATCTTCCATCGAATTGAAAACGGGTGTACCCGTGACAATCCATTTAATATCTGTCATCAAACGACACGCACTTTTGAATGTTTTTGAAGTTTTATTTCGAATCTCGTGAGCTTCATCAAGGATGACACGATTCCAGCGTACGCGGTGAAGTGGGGTATCTCCACCATTTTCAACACCTCTAACGGTCGTGACTGTATAAGGTGCAATCGTCACGTGAGAATCAGTTTGTAATTTGCGATTGGGTCCATCGTATACGTGCACCTTAAGATTCGGTGCAAATTTTTTGATTTCTTCACACCATTGCATGATAATAGATTTGGGTACGATGATGAGTGTGCGAGATTGTGGATTTCCAAGCATCATAGAAATCAACTGCACGGTCTTACCCAAACCCATTTCGTCACATAAAAATCCACCCTTAGGCCCAGAAGTTTGTGATTCCATTCCAAGCATCCATTTTACACCATCATGTTGATAGGGTACAAATAGACGCCCGTTTAACGATTCTGTGGCTAGTGTGTACGACATAATGTTTTTTGAAAAAGGTTTGATGACTTAGGTATATATTTATCATTGGCTATCATAATCGTCTTCTTTATCAGAAAAAATTTCACATGTTTGAACCTTTGGCTCCTTTGGTTCCCTTTTGCGAGTCTTCTTTTCTTTGGGCTTGGGAAGCTCGTCCAAGTGTTCTCTAAAATATAACACCTTCTTCCAAAACTCTTCCATTATAGGCAAGTTAGTTTTCCACCACTCAGGATCCCGCTTCACGTTAACAACATCAAACTCTTCTGGCTTAGGCCAATTGGTAGCTGCGGGCTTGTACTGGATAAAATCTGCTTCTTCCAGATCCAATATCTCCATACAGAGTTGGAGCTGTGGCATATAATGAACTGGTACTTCACCCGGTATAATCTGTCGCATTGGGGGACATTTAATCTCAACAAGTTTACCAGATTCTGATACACCGTCGGGGCTTCCACCCAACCATTTATGGACCGGGTGTGGACATAACCCTATTTCGTGAACCACTTCATTGTGGCGTTGTTCGTAAAGAATACGTGCTTCATCTTCGTATAGCTCACCATGACGTGTAGCTGCGTTGCCGGTGAATTTTTCACCAAGTCCACATTTTTTTAGAAGAAGGCCTTCGGGTGTGTCATATTTATTCACACCGATTGCTGTCGCTGCATCACTTGCGGTGAGCATGTTTCCCCTTAGACTCAACCACTCTTCCGATTTTTGAGGAGCATACTCCCTTTCTATCAGCTTGCGTATCTTCTCCAACATTAATTGTTTTAGAGTCCAACTGTTTAAGTAATATCCGAATGTGTTTTTGAGAATAAACACCCTTTTTGTTTTTTTTATCGTTTTTCGTAACACGCTTTTTGTATTCGTAGTTATCGGACATTGTGATAATGATTATGTTGATTGCTTAACTTAGGTGGATAAAAGAATGTTTTAGCCGCGTTTTGTTCCGCCTGTTTCTTATTCTTAGCGAACCCCCTCCCCAAACACACACCATCGACAAACACGTCTATGTAAAAAATCCCATTCTCATGATGACCCACATTATACACCGGTAGAGATAAACCGTTAGATTGACAATATCTCATGAGATGATCCTTGTAATTGTCATCCACCATGATAGAATCCATATTCACAAACGAAGGATCGTTATATATGCGAAGTATAAATTCCTTTGCGTGGAGCAATCCCATATCCATATAAATTGCACCTATCAAGGCTTCGAATGCGTCTTCAAGAATTTTCGGGTTATGATTCCATTCATTTCTCATACCCTTTTCATCCATCTTGATCCACTTATAAAGCTCCATTTTAGTTGCGATTTTCGCCAAGGTTTCACCTCGTACAAGTTTCGTACGAGCTTTTGTAAGAAAACCTTCCTGTTTATCTTCGTATCTATCGTATAAAAATTTTGTAATAACAAAACCTAACACTGAATCACCGATGAACTCCAAAGTTTCGAATGAACCTGATAGGGTTTCATCTTCTTTGAGTGCGGATTTATGGGTAAATGCTCTTTCGTACAAATCCAAATTAGAGATTTTTGTACCAACGAGGGTTTCAATAGTATTTTTATCAACCAACATTTATATTATTATGGAGTATTTTTTTAAGCTTCTACCTTCGTGTAATGCGGACTTAGGTACTTTTGAAGGTTCAGGAAAGTAACCTGAACATCGGCGGGGGGTTGGAGAAGATCGCGAAGCTTCTGATCAAGAACAAGAATGCGTCCATTGTCGGGGTGCTTGAGTCCATTATCCTTGACGTACTTGTTGATAGCACGAGTTACAAAGCTGCGAGAAACGAGCTTGTCGGCGGGGAGGTCGAGGAAATCGCGGAGCTTGTCGGAAACCTTCTGCTCACGGTTAAATCCGTTGTTCTTGGCGCGGTTTGCCGACTTCTCACCAGTGGGATCGTCAAGCTTAGCCTTAATCTTACGAACAATCTTAGTGAGAGACTTAACTTCGGCGCGGAGAGCGGTAATCTCAACAAGGCATGAATCACGGTTGCAGTTGGTATCAGTAGACATTATACAATGTATAGTCGTTAGATCTTTAAGTATGTAGTTATTACGAGTAAAATGAGTAGGAAAAGAATGAAGCGAACTATCGTGTAAATCGTGTACGAAACACCAAAACCATAAGGTTCTCTAGGTGTTATATCATTTGTGGAATTTGGACAACCACCTGGGCAGCAATTATCGTCGCACGTGATTATTATACCTTTCTCTCTGGTCCCGCATATCTGATTCTTCATAGGATCTGTACTACCTAAACTATCAGCGTAACACCTACAATCTCTCGTGTCTTCACAGGGGCCCATGATTATAATGTCTATATATTATAATGGACGAAAAAAGTTACACTAAGTCTGCGATCGCCAAATTTATGAACGAAAATTTATTTTTCGGAGATGCTAAATTGAAAAAATATTACGAAAGGGATCAGGCAGGTGATGTCGCTAAGTTTAGGGCTCGAATGCACTCTACACATTCTACTAAAACGTTTGAAAAGTTAGTATACGTTTTCGTCACAGATAATATAAGGGACATAATATTAGACACAATAGGTGAACTTACCACAGCGACAAAATCCATGGGAGATCTGATCGTCAGTGGAGGTGAAGCGTTTAACATGTACATGCCGTTCAATGAACGGGTAGTCACCAGTGATATTGACGCGAAATTTGTACCCCTCATACCAAACGATTCCAAGTATTTTGGCAAATTACAAGCGACGAAGTTAATTTTATGGGATAAACTTGGCGAAATAGCGAAAAGGATGAACATGAAAATAGTAAATAGACTCAAATCTGTTAAGAGTAAAGTTTACAAATTCACGGGATTATCTTTCAAATCTACGGGTCCTAAAATTACACGAAGGTATACTCTCATAAAAAAGAAGAAAAATGGAAAGACTAATAAACCTTCCACCAAAGATGTTTTCATAGATGTAGAATTATTCGCCTTAGACTTAAACGTTCGATGCTTTTCCCCCGATAAAAATAAGGTAGAAGATTTCGTGGTGGGCGGCATTTTAGACATTCCATTCATGAGACCTGATGAGTTTGGTCATGATGTAGCGCACACTAGGCAACGTGGTATAATTTATAGAAATGCTCTGACTGGGAAGATGATAAAGAATACGTACATTCTGGTCGCGAGTAGAGAGTTCTTAATTGAAGATATCTATCTCATGCATAAATTAAAATTGAGACCAGAAAAGAAGGAGAAAGATAGGCAACGGCTCGTAAAACTTGGTAAACTCTTTAATAAAAATATAAAATCATCGGATAGTATTGAAGCTATATTTAAAAAGGTTTCACCAAAACTAGCCAAAATTAAAACGTTGAAGAAACGCGTGGGTGTCGTTAATATGAAAAAAGCTACCCGTGTTAACCCTGTTAAATACGATACGTACACGAGCAAACCACCAGAAGATCGTCTATCTAAACAAATTGTACATGGTCTCAAAGCCGTTAGTGCCAATAACAATATAAATGGATATGAGCGTAGTCATGGTAATCAGCGATTTAATTTGAAAAACTACAAATGGAAGAATGTGAAATCAAACGCATACGTTAAGAATGAATTCAATTACAGACCAGTGCAGGCTAAGAATATTCCCAAAAATTTACAGATGAATAAAACGTTATACGGTTTTAATCCCAGGAGGGATAGTTGGATGTCTAAATCGTTAATCGAACGTGCTTCTAAAATACCCTATATAGGTTTAAAGAAATGAGACGTTCAAAACGTATAAAATGATTTACGACAAGATTACCAAGGGAGATGACGGTCTTCGCCACGTTCGAGCGTTTTCCGATGAGCGCAAGCGTAACTTTCTTCAACTCGAGGATGTAAAGATCGTCGATATTTCTCACGATTTTGTTTTTGAGTCTTCTTGCTCCAAGCCTTTTGACGAGCTTCAGGAAACTAACGTCGCCAACGCTGTTGTCAACAGTGAGGAATGGTTTGGCCGAGCACTTTCTGAGCAAACCTTACGCCGCGCGTACTCCAGGGAAGGTGCTATTTCTGCCGAACGTCTAGACACTACCAAGGTTTTCAACTCCAAGAAGGAGGTCGTAGATTACGATACTTTGAAGGAGGATATGAATTGCTCCGTGGTAGTAGAATTTTCTGGACTTTGGTTTGCGAAGAAGGCTTTCGGTCCCACTTATAATATTGTCCAGGTCAAACTTCATCCCGAACCTGAACCTGAACCTGAGAAGGATGAAAACAATTTTGACGAATCATATCCAGAAGACTATATGTTCGAGGATCGTGAGTAAAAAAAAATTATCAGTATATATAAAACATGATGAAGAAGATTTCTCCTCGTACGGCAATGATGGTAGTCGTCGCGGCACTTGTCGTCTACGCTATATACACTCAGACCATTGGCAAGACTTCTGCATATGCGGTCACCCCCAAGGACTACGCCCCTGTCGGTGTTGATCTCGCTCCCAGCTCCCCAGATTCGGCTCCCGTCGTATCTGATCCCAGCTGTGAGATGAAGGCGGGTACCGGTCTCGCGTCTTCTTTACTCCCCCGCAAGGTGGCTACCCAGGAGGATTTTGGCCAATTTGCACCCGAAGAAATTCTTTCCGGTCAGAACTTCCTCGCTCCCCGTAATCAGATTGGTTTCCCCGAGAGTGTAGGTGGTGCCCTCCGAAACGCTAACCAGCAGGTACGCGCCGAGCCCCCCAATCCTAAAAAGCCTTACATCTGGCAGAACTCGACTATCGCGAGTGATACCATGATGCGCCCCCTCGTTTAATATATTTAAAGCTTATCCCTCTTTATAGTATACATGTCCAATATGGCAACAGATGAACTATCCCAAAGCGTCTCTAAACTGGTCGACCTCAGCAGGCAGATTAAAGAAGCTCGTTCAGATATAAAAATTCTCACGGATGCAGAAAAAGCACTTAAGTCGCAGGTAAAAAAACTAATGTTAGATAACGGCCTCGACGTAATCAACCTCAAAAAGGGTAAAATCTCGGTCAAGAAAAGTGTCAGGAAAGGTGGTCTTAATAAGAACACGGTTAAGGAAGGTCTCGCTATTTTCTTTGACGGAAACGAACAACAAGCTGAAAACGTCTTAAAGGTTATACTCGATAACATTCCAACGAAGGAAACTTCTACTATCGCTCTCACGGGTGTCAAAAACAAACCAACAGAATAATGGTCTGGAACCAATACGTTTTTGAAGCTAACGAAGGATACGATGTGTATGACAGTGAGGAAGAGGAATACAACGAGAACAATAAACTGACCATCGAAGATTGGGAAGTTGAACACTCAGACGTGTTATGGAGAATGTGGCATACGATCAATACACTTCTATATGATGCTCAAATTGAACACACAGGAAAATTTTGTGATTTTGTTGCATTTTGTCATATGCATCATGATCCTTTAGAAGAACGTGTGACTTTCGAGTATCAAGAACAAACTAAGTGGTATGAAGAAAGAATCAATGATGTTTGGAAAACCCTCAGAAGAATGGTTAATGATAACCATCTTCATGAGGAATTTTTCAGGGGAGCGCGATTTAACGACTTTTTCCACTTTACTAAAAATTTTATGTGTATATACTAAATGATCCCTAACGTAACTTCCCCGAAAGTTGCCGTACCCGCTGCTCTCTTTCTCGCGCTCAGCCCTGGTATGCTTCTCAAGACTTCCGGTACCAAGATTTCTTTCAAGAATGTCAGCACCGATCGCATGTCCGTGTTCTTCCACGCATTAGTCTTCCTCATCGTGTACTCTCTCGTTGCTCGCGCTATGGGTGTCGTACTCACCAGGAACGATCTTCTCGTGGCCACCACTCTTTTCATGGTCCTCAGCCCGGGTATGCTTCTTACGATCCCTCCCGGTAAGTTCATGTCTGGTAAGACTTCCCGTCCCGCCATTCTTACGCACGCCGTCGTATACGCGGTCGTCTTCGCTCTTTTACGAAAGCAATTTCCTCAGTTTTATTAAGTGACTGATGGAATACATTATCCTAGGTCCAGCAGCCATGGGAATCTTCACGGTTCTCGGTTGTTTAAAACGTGAAGAGGAAAATTTAAAAAATATTAAAGAAATTTCCGGTTCATCAGCGGGTGCTATATTAGCTTTATTCTTAGCTCTTGAAATTCCACTGTATGATGTACTCGAACGCCTCTTATCCGTAGATATAGAAAAATTAACTAAATATAAACTTAAATCGTTATTATCGTCCTATGGTTTAATAGATATAAATCCTATACGAAAAATTTTAGTAAAAATATATGAATGCGATCCTACCTTTTCAGAATTGAAAAAGAAGATATACGTGTCAGCGTATTGTCTCAATAGACGAAGAACTGAATACTTTTCGGTGGATACTCATCCAGAAATGAAAGTCATAGATGCTATTTGTCTTAGTATATCCATTCCAATATTAACATCAACGAAGAAGTATCGAGATATGATATACATAGATGGAGGTACGAAGGAAATAATACCTGCAACTCCATTTATACATATTCCATATCATAAAATCATGTGTGTTAGGCTTAAACCTCAAGATATATACATAGAAAGTATATCAAACTTTAAAGAGTTTATGGGTGCTTTATTATCGGCGGTATTAAACGTCAGGGCACACTTAAACACGGAAACATACGGGAAAAACATAGAAGTAGATACAGGGAATCATAATTTGTTTTTATTTAACATGTCATACGAAGAGAAAATACGTATGTATTTACATGGTTTAAATCGCTAAAACCTATTGTTATATTTTTTTATCAGATTATAACAATATGGACGCGTGTGATCCAGGATCAGAATCTGTGAACATCAGGAGATTGGTGAAGTTACACACGGGTAAGAGTGTAAGTATATCTCGTGATACGGCGTGTGAAATTTTGAAGCTCGCCAAGCGTGGAAATTCTCCCCTTCCACCTTTATCTATTACTCGCGACAAAAAGTATTTATTAGACGCGAAATCCCCTTTATCCCAAAAGGATTATGAGGCTTTATTTAGTTCCGACGTCAAGTTGAAGGATGTCAAGCGTATAGCTAAAAAAGCTGGCTTACTACGCGTAGATAAGACCATAGCAGAATTGCGTCAGGCTATAGGCAGACGCCTCTCTAGTATGAACGTACGCGAACCTGTTATGTTGCATAAGGGTTCTGTTGAAGTTATACGTAATGCCGCGTTTAATAACAACGCGAACGCGAACGCGAACCAAATGAACAACCTGAACAACCTGAACAATTTGAACAATTTGAACAATTTGAACAACGTTAATCGGTCGAACAATAATAATGCGAACCGGAATCGTAATAATAACGCGAACAATGCGAACCGGAATCGTGATAATAACGTCGCCAATGCTAACCGGAATCGTAATAATAACGCGAACAATGTGAACCGGAATCGTACCAATAATAAACCTAAACGTGGATCTAACGGGTTATTAGGTGGCCTTTTCAAGGATAATGGTAATGTTCGTCGTTCATTAGCTGAAAAGCGACACAGGGAACGATTACAACGCACGAATTCGGCTTTTAGGCCAGCTTCTATGATGGTTCCAACTATGCGTGTTATAAATAATCAACAACGGGCATCGCTCATAGCGCAGAGAGAATCTGAGAAGATAAATATCGAATTACGAAATGTTAGGCGTCAATCTGAAATATTAGAAAAGGCTGCCGCCGGTGGTAATGTGAGGGCCAAACAACTTCTCCAAGAATCCCAAAAGAAAATAAGCCAACTCGAGGCTGAGCGTAAAGGTGTAAAAGTGACCGCAACGAATGCTCAAAAAAAAATTAATGAACTAGAGGCTGGGCGCAAACAAAACACGATCAATGCGAACGCCAAGGCTAAAAAGGCTGCTGAGAATGCTCAAGCTAAGATTAATGAGTTGAATAAAAATAGGTTAGCAGCGAAAGGTGAGGTTTCGAAATTACGAGAGACTATAAACGCTAAAAATAACGAAAGTCGTAAAGCTATAAACGAAGCTACTCGTGTAGCTACTGAAGCAGCAAAAGTGGCAGCGTCCGCCAATACGAACGAAGCTCGAGTAGCAGCGACCAAAGCTCAGACGGAACTTCAAAATCTCGTAGCTGCAACCACATTGGCGCGTGAACAAAATGAGAGAAATTTAAAATCCGAACTCGCTAAAAAGAATACCGAAAGTAAAGCGGCTATTAACCAGGCTCGTGCAGCTGCAGAAGCCGCAGCACAACAGGCTATAAAGAATCAAACAAATGAAGCTAAGATTGCGGCACAGAAAGCAAAGGCAAACTTGGAAGCGGCTGAGACAAAGGCCAATGAACAGGCTCGAAAAAACGCTCTACTTTTAAAACAAGTACAAAACACTTCTACTAAGTTGAAAGAACAAATAACTAAAAATCGACAAAGTTTCGTCGCTATGACTCGTCAAATGGGAGAAAGCGTCGCAAAAAATAAACGGGAAAATGAGGCTAAAATTGCAAATTTAACACGGAAAATAAGTGAGGCTCAGAAAGCATATAACAACGCCGCGAAAGAAGGAAATAAGAAAGCGGAACGCGCAGCAGCCGAAGCCATTCAAAGAATCCGTGTAGAAACTAATAAAAAGATAAAAGAAGCGAACAAACAGCTTCAACTCGCCGTTAAAAATGGAAACTCTACGGCTATAAAAGTTGCTAAAAATAACAAGAAAAATATCGAACAAGTCAAAATTTTAGCTTTACCGGCTCCACCCCCACCAAATAAGAAGCCCTTAGCTTTACCGGCTCCACCACCACCAAATAAGAAGCCCTTGGCTTTACCGGCTCCACCCCCACCAAATAAGAAGCCCTTGGCTTTACCGGCTCCACCCCCACCAAATAAGAAGCCCTTGGCTTTACCGGCTCCACCCCCACCAAATAAGAAGCCCTTGGCTTTACCGGCTCCACCCACCAATAAAAAGCTCAACTCAACCAATAAAATTGTTCTCGCTATAAAAAATGCTCCTACGATTCCTATTGCTAGGAGTATTATGTTGAAAAGTCATTCTAATAAAGGGGGTCCCGTGGGAGTGAATATGGGAAAAATTAAAAAGGCTTTTAATGAAAGAAAGAAAAAGCCTTTAGCTTTACCCGCACCTTCTAAGAATAACGGTATAGGTAAAAAAAATAAAACTGGTAAATTGAACTCTATACCAAATAGAAAATTCAATAACGGTAAAATTTACAATAGTAATAGCAATAACAACGAACCTTATACGAAAACGAATAGTAATCCATTATTCCAGACTTTTAAGACCACTACAAATCCTTTAGCTGAAAAGAATCAACCGCCAACATATGAAGTTGGAAAACCAACGATTAATCCTTTATTTAAAAAGGCTATAAAACGTGCGAATAATAGAAGAAATAACTTCGCCAGGGCTGCGAATGTTGCGTTGAAGAAAAGTAAAGCGGTAGGAAATGTTCGTGGCGCCGCGAAAGCTTTTACTATGCAAGAAAAACTTAAACGGAATGTAGAGAAAAGGAAAGCCGCTGAGGGTGCGGCGGAATCCGCAAAAAAGATGCTTCAAAAAGAATCTTCGAAAAATAAGGTAGCTAAAAACAGGGAACGCGCGAAAGAAATGGGTATATCCGTAAAAGCCGCTAAAAGAATGCGTCCTCGTACTTAATTACAATCTACAAATGCACTAATAACATCCATATCATCATCTCGTCCGTAAACGGACTGAACAAAAAACATAGTCATCTCCGCCATCCTATATGATACGTTCAACCCCCTGTACCTTTCATATATACCCGCAAGATCGTCAAGATTATCATCGCACCACTCGATAACATCCTTATCCGTCAAATCGCGGTGAAGACCTTTTTCGATGAAATCGACAACCTCGTCGCTGAGAGGCATGTCGGTAATCACGGAACAATCTTCGTCGATGTTCATTTTTTTGATTATTATATAAATGTGTTAACTACTTAGGTTTAATTTAAACCGATCGGCAAGACGAGGTCATTGTCTTAGACTCGAGAGGCCAAGGAACGTAGGTCTCCGCGGGAGGGGAAGAGCCGTTACCACCTTCCTCACCACCTTCCTCGCCACCTTCCTCGCCACCTTCCTCGCCACCTTCCTCGCCACCTTCCTCGCCACCTTCCTCGCCACCTTCCTCGCCACCTTCCTCACCGGAAGGACCGGAAGGACCGGAAGGACCGGAAGGACCGGAAGGACCGGGGCCTGGGGCATTGGATCCACCTTCATCCTCACCACTGAACCAACCCTGTTGCCAGCCGAGGATCAAAATTCCTCCGACTACGAGGCAAACAAGTGCGATTATCATAGGACCTTGATTACTATTCATTTACTATATACATGATAAAAAAAACTTGACAGACACCCAAACTTAAAGAAATTATCGTATACTATAATTAATGGATACATGTCAAACTTGTACTGAGAATTTTAATAAAACCAGTCATCTTAAAGTTTCATGTCCTTTCTGTGCGTATGATGTATGTAAAACGTGTGCACAAACCTATATCATATCCACCTCGAAGGATCCACATTGTATGAATTGTAAACATGAACATAACAGGGAATTTGTGGATTCGTTCTGCACTAAAAAGTTTAGAAATACGACGTTAAGAAAACATCGCGAGAACGTCTTATTCGAAAGAGAACAAGCGCGTTTACCAGAAACACAACCTTATGTAGAGAGAGAACTGAATATACGTAGCCTGAGAAGAACGTACATTTATTTATTATTTTTATTAGAAAATGTCAAGAAAAGTGTACATATTCAACAAAGCGTTCGAATGAATCTAACACTCATTATAAGAAAAGAATTGGTAAATTTGATAGATTCCGTTCAATATTATTCGTCTGAAGTTTCATTAAACACCACACCAAGAATATACATTCAGAAATGTTTATCTGAAGAGTGTAGGGGGTTTTTATCCGATGACTATAAGTGTGGTGTGTGTAAAATGCAATTTTGTGAAAATTGCCACGAAACTTTAACACCCGGACACGTCTGTGATAAAAATACCGTGAAAACTATTAAATTAATAAAACGGGATACAAAACCATGCCCAAAATGTAATACGATGATTCATAAAATAGACGGATGTGCGCAGATGTGGTGTACACAATGTCATACAGCATTTGACTGGAGAACTGGATGTATAGAGACGGGTAGAATACATAACCCACATTACGTAGCATATTTTAAAAATAAATCAAGAGAACACGGTGATATTCCATGTGGAGGGAGACCAAATTACAACGAACTTAAACGATCTAAAGCTCCTCGAGAAATATTGGAAACTTCCTTAGAAATTAATAAATTGGATCGTGAATTAATGATAAGATACGGATACATATACGATAATAACTTATACGTTCGAATGAGATACATATTGAATGAAATGACTGAACACGAATTCAAAAGAGAATTACAAAGACGAGATAAATTTAACGATAAAATAACTGATATTCAAGACATATACCGAATGGTCATAGATACCATCGGAGATTTACTTCGTCGGTACATGATATACCCAGAAAATGTGGATGATATCATTTATGAAATAACTAAGATAACAACGTATGCGAATGAAACCATGGACAAAATACGCAAAAGGTACATATCTAAAATTCCGTACAATATAATGTTGTCTTTTAATAAATGACAAAATTCATTTTATCATTTATTTTAGTAGTTATACTTTTTTTATTCCTACTACCTACATATAAAAATCCAGTCGTCATAAGGAATTTTATAAATAAAGAGGAATGTGATGAGATAATTAAAATAGCCACACCAAGATTAAAACCTTCTACCGTGAACGTAAACAAGAATGTAGATACATCTATCAGAAAAAGTGATACAGCTTGGATTGGATATAGAGAAAGTCCAACCGTAGACTCTATTATGCAGAGGTGTGTAGATATGGTAGATAAGAATGTAAACAGTTGTGAAAGCTTACAAGTTGTTAAATATACACCAGGTGGTTTTTACAAAGCTCACCAAGACGTCTTAAAAAATGGTAAAAATAATCCAAGAGTGTACACTTTTATATTATGTTTAAATGATGATTATGAAGGTGGGGAAACTAATTTCCCTAATTTAAATAAAAAATATAAATTAACGAAAGGAGATTTATTACATTTCAATACTTTGAATATTTGGAACATGGAAACTAAATTTGCTCTTCACGGAGGTGAACCCGTTTCTAAAGGGGAAAAATGGATATGTAATGTATGGGTTCATAAATATCCTGTAGTATAATATGCAATACGCACTTTTATGTCGCCCATACGCTATTATAACACCGACACAGACAACTATAAAAACACGAGAATGTCGCGTAGTTCGTATAATAGAAACAGACGTTGAAAATAAATTTGAATTAGATCTACTCGAGGCACCACCCATAAATGTCAATCAAGAAGACGATAATTAAATCTGTCTAAGCATCCCGTACCTCGTCTTTGTAAATATAACTTCTTCACATTCTCCACCGTTAATGGTCATCCTAGGATCTCCACACATACTAGTCTTACTCTTTAAACGTTCACACGCGTTACGCGTTTTATTACAAATATTCATGCTAGGACTATACCCCATAAATGTTTGTAGTATATCCCCATCGGGTCCATACATATCAACCGTAGCCTTGACACAATAATCTCCGTAATTACAATTTTTATCCACTATAACAGGGGGTGGTGCGTCATCAACGGCAGCTTTCGTTTTCATAAGTTTTCTTTTGATGGATGTGATTGGAAAAAGAATAAAGTTTGCGATAGCTATCATTTGATATATTTTTCATCAATATTTTTAAGTTGGTTCACAATTAAAAATATCGGTAATTATAAATGGACCGAATAGAAAGATATTATCTCAGACAATCGGAAGGTGGTTTTGCGACACCAGGTTTTATATGTAATAACAGAAAGTGTTTAGAAAATGACCCACTATTTACGAATGGTGGTATCATAACTACCCCACGAAAAAACAATAATAATAATAAAAAAAAGGCGAGTCCTCCCAAAGGATATAAAGTGCGTAAAGGTGGTAAAGGTGTTAAGCGTATAGCTGTAAAAGCACCATCTTTGAAAAAATGATTAAATTTCGATCAGGGTATGCTGACCAAAATAATTTCTTTGAGCCATGAGAAAATTCATGGATGTACGCTTTTGACGTGTATAATCGTATTGTGTCAACGCGGCTTGGACAGATGGACACGGAATTCTAGAAGATGCACACTGAATACTAAAAACACGAGCATCCATAGACGTATCATCTAAAATTTTATAAAACTTCCCCTCTATCATGGGACAATCTATGATTGTACCAGCTGACCAAGCGTTACGAATAGTTTCCTTCGGCACGCTGGTATGTTCCATAAGACTATATCCTTCCATGATAGATGACGCAAACACAAATCTTAAAGCATTTACAGCTGTATTAACGTCTTTCATCAAATCCTTGTTATTGATGGTTTTGTAAAATCTAGAATGTTTACTCGTAATTCTAGCATTGAGAGCTGCGTTAATAACTGGTGTAGAAATATCATGTGTCAATCCGAAAATAGAACACCAAGATCCCGTATCGTTCATTTCAGCTACATCTACAATTTTAGATACATCATACATCTTAGTGACATCACGGGCAGAGTTTATGAGAAAGCCGGAAATATCACTTTCGGAAGCTTCCTTCATAACAATTTCCATAACTTTAGAATCTTGCCCACAATACGCAAAAATATCTGCTATGCCTTGAAGCATCCCATATTCTATACCATTATGAACCATCTTAGTAAAGTGTCCTAAACCGGGATCTTCTCCCATATAAGCTACATTCTTAGCGAACGAATTAAAAAAATCGTGATGTTCTAAAAATACGTCCCAGCGACCACCAACCATCAAGGCTGGACCATTACGAGCACCCCCCGAAATACCCACACCTAGATAATTTATATCTCGACAGCTACAACGAGCATTTCTATTTCTGGATACTTTATAGTGTTCATTAGCTAAGTCTACGATAGTGTCTCCAGGTGATAATATCGTTACGAGATTGTTTAAAGAATCATCCGTTATATTTCCATGAGGTAGGGCAGTCATGATCATTCGAGGACGTTTCATGGAATCAACCATATCCAATATAGTTCCATGACCATATACGTTAGCAGTTTCATTTACAAGTTCATACATTTTGGGATGTGTCCTATTAAAAACATGAACATCCCTATTTTTTTCAATATTAATACTAAGATTTTTACCAACTGGGCCGAGGCCGACGATACCTACGGAAGACATTATAAGGTATATTACTCCTAATTTTTTAAGTAGATATTTCCCCTCGAGCTAATATTTTTTCTCGATTTTTCAAGTGTAATTCCTTCACTTCATTTTTATTTTGAGCGGCGTATGGAACTGCGTATCCCTCATCAACTAACCATTTATTAACGTTAGTCCACGCACCATCTTCACACACCCATACTTCGGCCAATACGCGCCCAAATTTACCCCTAGAATCAGCCTCCGGGCAGCGAAGTTCTATCTCTATGTCATCTTTTTCAGATGCGACAGCCTTGAGGCACCATTCTTTGAGCTTCTTTTTGGATAGAAGGCCGAATACCTTCTCTTCCTTATCAGACGTACGAGATTCGGGAGTGTCAATTCCTAAGAGTCGGACTCTCTGTTGAGTAGACACATCGAAGCCCAGATCAATATTCACGTCGATTGTGTCACCATCGACAACTTTCGCAAGGGAAGATACACGATATTTATAAGTACACTCTGGGATATTGTAAGAAGTCATTGTATTATATATTGATATTTAAAAATACTTTCCTATACTAGATGATTTGTGTAGCTCAATCTTCGAACGATTCCTATAGTCAAAGGCTTGCTAAAACGCGTGCGAATGTTTTAAATAATCTTTATGGTAAAAAAACTATAGTGGATATCCCAAAACAAAAATCAAAGGTAAAGAATGACAGGCTACGTTTGAGATACAATGAAGCTATCAAGGAAGCACTCGAGATTTGTGAAAATAATAAAAATTCTAAAGAATGTCATTTAGCTTGGTACGAGGTAGATGAACTCGAAGATGCGATGATGAGATATAACCTTAAAGACTAAATTTCATCATTTAACATGGAGGTAAATGTATACGATTTAGCCAACGAAATATACACGACCTTGGGTCCAGGGTACAGCGAACGTGTATATCATAACGCAATGGAAGTCATTTTACGTGAGAAAGGGATTCATTATGAATCCGAAAGAATCATACCTATAGTATTCAAAGGGCATGTCATAGGAAATTTACGCGCAGATATAGTTATCAATCGTTCTACGATTCTAGAATTTAAAACTATAAAAAATTTAAATGAATCTACAGAAATGCAGGCTCACAATTATATGAATTTGACAGGTTTAGATACAGCATATTTAATTAATTTTCCACCTACACTAAATACAAAAGTAGAAATTAAAAAAATTGTCACCAAGGAATGTTCTCTGGATTAAATCTACATGATTTTTTTAAATAAATTACAAAGTCTTTTAAATCCTTTTCTGTCTGTATTACATTTAAAATTTGTTCTACAAAGAGATTATACCTATAGTGATTTCCATCATGTACCAACCGATTTTCACGTAAATTCATGACGTGTTTTCCATGTTTTGTGGGTAATAGAATTATGTTAGTACTACAATTCATATCGTACTTATATTTTTTGATAGTTGGGTGTCCCCTAAATTGTTTAGGAATGACGTGATGATCTTCCACCAATCCCTTAAGATTCCATCGTGTCTTGAAAAAATCTCTCGACACGGACCTGTATCTCATACTATAGTAAATCACCATTTTAATTACGTACAAATTTCTTTATTATATAGAATAACAATAATAAGAACAATATGATGCTCGTATAGTCACATGCGAGTTTGAGACGATCAAACCCTGGTTGTACTTGTGTATCCAATTTCAGGGGTTTGAATAGAATATCAGCTATGAATGATACATAACCCCAACCCTCTTTTTTATTTTCCGTATCCTCAAATATTTGATATGCGAGTGGGTATGTGTACGTGTACTTTGACCAAGTTCTATTATGTTCGAAATCTGTGTGACCCAACATAAACTTACGATGTATTGCGTTATCCATATACTTTTTATTGTAAATTACGGCGTGGGTGCATGTTGTGTATAATAAACGCTGATTCCTTTCGTGGAAGAGAATATCAAACGGTGACGTTATTGATATAGGTGTACCCAAGTTATATATTTGTGGGTCACGTCGATCCAAAAATGTACGCAGATCATTCACGACGATTGGATCTCTGATACGTTCATCGAACTGACAATCATCCTCGAGTACGATAATTCTGGAATATCCTTGATTGAGTGCGTGCTTAAACACATTTTTCAAAGCATCCTCGAGGTCGTAGTTTGGTTTATTGACTCTCAGGTTCTTCTCACATTTTTTGTATCCTCTGTTGTATTGAATCACAACCTTTGATGTAATTTTGGCATCTTCAATTTGTCGTAGTATTTGTTCTTCTCGTTTGGAGTTTTCCATGAGTAAAACATATGTACACTCTATTACACCATCATAATTACCTTTGTCGATTGTATATGATTTTGTATAATAGCAATCGCTCATACTGTATTTATAGAAAATTTTTAGACCATACATCCCATCTATTAAGATACAAACACGTCAGAGAGAGTGTCAAAATTTTAACATCTTTACGATACAGATACGCGACGTATAGAAAACTCAAGGTCATCATCGTATGCTGAAACCTTTTCTGATCATAAATGGGGATACCGATATTATCACGTATCGCGTTATACACGAACGTGTCGTCGTTACCGTTTTTATCCTCCGATACCCTATTTTCAAGAACCGATAAAATACACTTATTGTCAAATACAATCCAGTGGAGACTTACAAGCGCACACACGAGAGGGTATAGGTAATATAATTTTCTCGGTAATATGAATAATCCAAAGATCTGGAATCCAATAATCCACACCGCGTGAACGAGTACCAGAATAAATAGGAGTATATTCATATATATTACATGAAGATTTTAATCAACAGAAAGGTTGAAAATATATGTAACATTGAAAATGTCACTGGGTGGAAACATATTATAGAGGATATCAATAACCGGGTCGTACTATTCATTGACACGAACATAAAAAAACTTTACGGACTTCCAGTTATTGATGGACTTGTATTTGAAGTCGAAGCCAAAGATGAATATAAGAATCTTTCTTATTATTCAAAATTTATAGATGACATGGGGAAAAATAAAATGGATACACATACGGTTGTTGTATCTGTGGGTGGTGGTTCTGTAAGTAATTTGGCTGGGTTTATAGCTGGCACGTATAAGAGAGGTGTCGAGTTTGTGAGTTTTCCGACGACTCTACTCGCTATGACGGATGCGTGTATATCTTATAAACAGGCTTTGAATACAGGCTATGGAAAAAATCAAATTGGGTGTTATAAAGTACCATCCAATATTTATATTTATTACGACTTTTTAAAAACTTTAGACATTCGATTCATATGGGATGGGTATGCGGAAATTATTAAACACGCAGTTTGTGAAAACTTTACACTCTCAAACGATGACATGTTTTCCAATGTAATGAAAACAATTCAAGCCAAAATTGAACACGTGCGAAATGATCCATGGGAACAACATCCGATTCTCATGTACGGTCATCAATACGGTCACGCGTTGGAATATGTGTCGAAAGGTGGGTACTACCATGGAGAAGCTGTGAACGTGGGAATGATAGGTGCCTCGCATGTCGGTCACGTTTTAGGTATTCATGATGATATACTTATCAAAAGACATAGACAATATTCGGATACATTCAATCTACCTAAAATGTTTTCTTGTGGTGACACGTTTAATTTAAATGAAATGTTTGAGTTTATGTATAACGATAAGAGCGTGAAAAATGATCAAATTCATTTTTCATTTGGTGAAAATATTGTGGATGATACGATTAAAGTTGAAACTGATACACTCTGTTACGGTTTGAATAAGACGTGTATTGATCGAATGATATTTCCAAATAAATACGAAATGCATAAGGTTGCTTATGGGACGTTTAATGTAAATGTAAATGATGTATATAATGCTATCAAATGTGGGTACAGAACTATCGATTGTGCGCATTTTTACGAAAATGAAATTATGATCGGGAACGACATTAAGAGATGTATCGACGAAGGTGTGTGTACTCGCGAAGATCTTTTCATCATCGGAAAATTGTGGAATGATCAACACGACGATGTAAAAGCCGCGTGTCAAACAAGTATTGACGCCCTTCAAGTAGAATATCTTGATATGTATCTCGTACACTGGCCAGTCGTATACAAAGATGGAGAACGTTTCGACGCGGATGTTGTCGAGGTGTTTGCCGAAATGAAAAAACTTGAGGGAACCCTGTGTAAAAATGTCGGTGTATCAAACTTTAAGATAGAACATCTCGAAAAAATAAAACACATGAAACCAGCTCTTAATCAAATTGAACTTCACCCATATTTCCAACAAAAAGAACTACGCGACTATTGCGATAAAAACATGATTAGCGTCATGGCCTATAGTCCCATGTCTAAAGATGCACTCACAGATGAATATATTTGTGCTATCGCGAATGAGCGAGAGTGTAACCCGAGTGTTATGGTGATGAGTTGGATTCTGAATACGGGTGCGGCTTTAGCTGTTAAATCAGTCACTCACATGTCAGAAAATCTCGACTCAAACTTTATACTATCGGAGCGGGAGATCGATTCTATCAAAGATAAAAATATTCGTATAATTCAGGAACGATGAACAAAGTTTTACTCTTGGGTCTCTTAGGGTTGGCTTTTTACATGTTAGATAAGTATAAATACCCATGTAAAAAGAAAGTGTCGCTCGAGCATAATATATTACATTATCTCCACAATGTCACAGCTGTTTTAATTTATCTCGGTCCATTCATTTTCAAAGATCAGCGTATTTTATACGCTCTTTTATTAGGTACAATTGGATTAATCGTCCAAGGGATAATTAATCCAAATAAAGAACAATCATGTATTCTTATGCCCATCTATAACAATAAATGTGGTATAGATGAAAATAGACAATTATATGACATTTTTTCGATATTACAAATAAAACGTATATTATCTATGGATAGTTATAACTTTGTATATTATACGGTGCACACTTTATTAGCTATTTACACAATATCAAAATTAAAATAATATATCAAAACATATTTTTATAAATACAAAAAAAATATTTATAAAAGTATGATCCCAACGGGGCTCGAACCCGCGACCTTGGCGTGCCTCATGTGAATACAATTTCACTGTGTATACTTAGTATAAGCACCACGCTCTAACCAACTGAGCTATAGGATCATGGGTCATATAGTGTGATCGTAAAACGACCTTTACGTACAACCGTCGGCTCTATGAAGAGTCGAGCTATCTTGTCTTTTCCTCGTGTCGTACCTTTAAGTTCCTTCGCTGTTTTATCAAGTGTTGCTTCTGATCTAAACACTTCGGTATTACTCGTGTAGGTTTCAACCCCATCTTTCGTTATTACTGTAATAATATTTGGGGGTGAAATTTGTGCACCTATAAAATCGGAATGTCTGTACATTTTTTTAAACATGTCATGTAAGATATATAACGCGGGTATTTTATTTTGAATCCGCTGTGTCATTTTCGTCTTCGGTCCCCGCGACCGAACCAAAGGAGCCGATGTGTGCGTTTGTAGAGTTGGTCATTTTTATATTAATTCGTAGGTATGTACTCCCACTTAAGTGAAAAACATATCTTTTTCCAAATAACATCTTGTTGGTGAAGTTTATCTTTTGATTTCAATAATGGAAAATATTGTAAATAAGAATCCTCACTTAGAAGCTCACAAAATTTATATAAAACGTATGAATAACTTAAAAAGTTTTTTCTTTCTGCGGGGCAATGTTCATTAAAAGGTTTCTGTATATCTTTAAACATTATTCGTAATCGTTCCTCCAACTCCATCGACATTTTTGGTGGATCTATTCCACTCAAAATATTCGAGATGTAAGGAACATGCTCGTAGAATTTATTCAATTTAAGTTTTTTAAGAAGAGATCGTACACGGGCGTGCGTAATCTCGGATAATGACTTAATCTTTATCTTTTTGAATTCGTTTCGAAGTTGTTGTATTACTTCTGGTGGAATGGTCGTCATTTCTTGTGCTTGAAATTGGCTCAACCATTCATTAAAATGGTTATCCCGTTTATAAGAATAATTAATGATCTTCTCCGATGTCTCTTGTTCTTCTTTGTATGTTAACTCTTCACTTATAAGTATATCAACAACCATACCACACGAATCACAAACGACATCCGCGGTATTACTGAAATGAAATAAATTACTTTCACGACAATTTGGACATTTTTCTATAGCCACTCTTTCCATAGGTCTATCCAAGTTCATATTTTCTACATCGATGAGATAATCCGTGAATATATCCTTCTTTTGAAGTCCCGTGGTCTCTTTTAATTTGAAAACATTATCCGTTTTTACTTCACCTACGGTAGTATTCGTATATTGTTTCATATAAGGTGTACAACTCATCATATAATCCGACATTTCACGTTCATAGATACTTTTATTATGTGGTTCATTTTCTATATTTTTCATCCATTCATCTATTTTATTATTATATCGGCTTAAAAAATTACCTTCCATGTATGTTAATGGGATTTATACATTCGTTTTTAATTAACCTAATTTACATTTTTAAAAGTTTAGTAAAGAAATTAACATATGTTGAAGACTTTACTATAGTCACTGAATGTATAGAGTACGATGTGGATCATACAAAAAGTAAAGATAGCGACGAACCTTTTTGGATAAATGAGAGAAAAGTTTGGGATTCTGACATAGATGGTTATTACGCGGATATAGATATCAACGACGTTATAAATGACCCACCCGAATGTGTTAAGAATATTTTAGTGAGAATAAAGTTTTGGTATGGAAATAAAATCTATAAATATTTAACACGTGATATGGATTTCAAATGGCCACCTAAAAAGAAGCCTGGTGTTTCATTTCACGTCCCATTGAAAAGTGCGGTATTGATTGATGTATCTGGAAAACCTGTAAAAGATGTGTTGGGAAAGATAATTCGTTATGCGGGACCTCACAACGATTTTTATAGGAATGATATAAAAATCGAAGACATGTTTTGGTATAACCGAGAGACGTATAACGAATATCCAATTATCAAATTGACGAATATTCTGGGAATTGTTAAAAGTGTTAAAGTGGTAGATGGAAAACTCACGGATCTTCAGATACCTTAGTAGCTAAATAAAACTTGAGATCTCCCAAATTTGCGACATTGTATTTAAGAATCAAAAATCTATTTTGTTCTTCTTGCATGATTTGAACTGTTGCACACATACTCGTAGCTTTGGTAAATATATTCATATACCTTAACGAGTATAATCCATAAACTTTTTTACAATTATCTATACATTCAATTTCCGTTTCTTGGTTTGCAAAATCACCCTTACATGCTAATTTCAATTTATTTTCATATCGTGTAATTTCAATTTCAGTACCTATGTTTGACATATCCCTGCATATGCGCTGAAAATCAACCGATGGCATTGGTGTGTTCGTTGTCATAGTCATATCTGGAACTTCTATTTGATTTTCGTTTATATCAAGAAGTTTTAGTTCGAATTTGGTACAAGTTTTTTTAGATTCATTAAATATCTCTATATTCATGTACTCCTTGGAATTGATACTGATAATGAGTACATCATTATTTGTTATAGTTTTCAAAAGCTTATAGACGTTAGTCACATTAATACCTGTATCTATCTCACTCTCACACTCGTACTCCTCAAAATTTTCAGCTGCTAGATGCATGTCGATAAGAGAAGTTCTCGCAGTATCTAACGTCACTATATACATCCCATCGGGCTTAAAGTATATATTCACGTCGTTAAGAATATCTTTTAATACTTCAAATGTTGATTTGATTGCAGCCGCTTGAATAGTGACTAATTTCATTCTCAATAAATCTATTTTTAATTCTTTATATCAGTATACGCTTCATTTTTTACATCTTTACTGATTTTCTCCTGTAGTTCCGCTGTCATAGCGGGTTGTAAAGATTGTCCATAACTATCTAAACTAAAAATATCATCCGTACCCTCTCCGTCTAATGTCGTCATCCCAGAAAATCCAAATTCACAAGATTCTAACTCTTGTACTGGAAGTAAAGATTCTAACCATGCTTTTATTTCAGCACCGACTAATAATTTTCCATTCTGGGTCAACATCGTAGGTACACGTGTTATCTTATTCCTAAACTTTGGTGGTATGCCCATACTATTTATATTGTGAAGATTAACGATCTGTCTCAATGTTTCGTGTTTATTAATATAGTTTAATGTTTCCATGCTATGTGAACAATTCGGGCTGAAAATTAACAGGGACATTCTAAAATAATTACGTAAAAAAAAGATGAAAAAATTACACACTTTTTCTTACGTATATATAAATGAAAGTCGTAGCATTACTTTTCATAGTATTACTCATTCTCATGTTATCCAGAGCGGAGCAGTATGAAACTGCACGTACTCCTGAAGAGGACCCAAAGCTCAATATGGAGGAATATGTCGTAGATGAAAATTCTAAAGTAGATAAGGATTTGCTCCAAAAAATTGTTCTGGAGACTAATAAGTATATAACAGAAAAAACGGGTTTATGTAACTACATCATAGAAACGACGGATATGAAAATTTATTCTCATAAGAAAAACAAAACAAAATTATACAAGTGCACATTCATGAGTGTAAAAGAAGGTGGGTTTTCTTATGGTATGTCGTATACGGTTGAAGTCATAGTAGCTAATAATGAAATAAGTATCATAAACGCCAACAAACAACCCATGGATGTTAAGCCTCCAGCTAACTCTTCACCATTCATGAAAGATATACAAGGACATCAATATCTGGCATACGAAGAGATTCGAGATAGTGAGTTAGATTTATTAAAATTATAGTCATACCTAATTGTATGATCAGCGTAAATGACATATCAAAAGTCGTTGACAAAAGAAATCGTATCAAGAAAGAGACATACGTCAAGTTATACGAACAAGTTACCAGGAAAATAAAGCGTGCGGTTGAAATTAAACAACTTTACGTTGACTTTGAAGTTCCCATGATGGTGTTGGGATACCCAACTTATGATAGGATAAAAGCGACATCTTACGTCAAGCGTCAGTTAGAATTGGGTGAGTTTAATGTCGCAATCATAGGAGAATTTTTACTACGAATAACGTGGAAAATCAAGAAACAGATCCACGATGGGAAAAATGAAGACGATACCACAGAATTTCCAACCCTCGTAAATCTTAAAAAGTATGCGAACAAGTACAGGGGATTCGCGGGAAAAGGGTGATATTTAAAAGTGGCTACATGATATATGGATAATCTCAATATTCTAGTAGAAGCCAAGCGCGAATACCTAGACCAGCTTTCCATTCTCATGTGCCCAGTTATGATCGACGTATTTGATGTTATGTACCAAGAAGCACATAAACTTTCAAAAGGCCGCAAGGTTCTCATCATGTTTCAGAAACTCTTACAAGATGTTCCAGAGTGGAACGAAACCATGTCTAAAGAACATACCGATAACATAGCTGATAGGTGCGCGTGGTTTAAAGATCTCGTAGCTGCGGTATTTGTCAGTTCGGTGAAAATTTTGTCAGCCGTACGCTTGAGCAAGGACGTTAAGAAACTTTCCGTAAAGTTACCCTCGAATGAAGTTTTTATTCATTCTTGTTATAAAAACGCAGCCAAGGATTTATATAAAAATCCATACATTTTCAGTGAAAATCAGTCTGAATATAATCGTAATGATGAATTATTTGAGCGTTTTAGAATTTGTATTGAAGCGACGGTAAAGGAACTCATACCCGTACAACAAATTCTCCAAACTTATATGAGCACAACTGACGATATTATTGATCCTCAAGATGCCGACCTCGAAACTGACGATGTTGACGAATATGATGAAACCCAACAAAGTGGCGAAGCAGAACCTGAACCAGAAATGGGTGGCGAATATAACCCAACTGGAGAAAGTGAGGGGATGGTAGACGCACCACCGGAAGACTTAGCACCCCCCCCCATGGAAGAACCTATGGAAGAATCACCCATGGAGCAACAACCCCAACCACAAGCTCATCCGCGCCATTTTGAAAATGAATTTAGAACGATTCCACGGGTACGACCAGGACAACCACAAGCTCCACCAGAAGATGAAGATTTGTTTCCAGATGCACCCGATTCGAGAATAAAAAAAACTAGGTATTAGTATATGGATATAGACGAATATCTACGAGACCCCTTTGGAGCCAGTATTATCGCGGGTGGTTTAACCGCTGGTTATATCCACATGAAGGCTAAATTAAATAACGAAGGAACCCTAACAACTAGCGCATATGCTAAACCTGCCGCATTGGTAATGATTTTAGTGTATTTTATAGTATCGAATGGAATAGGTAAGCGTGAAACCATTTCAACAGACCCATTTTGATTAACTTAAAGAATATCTACGTATCGTGTATATAATGACCTCGGTTACCGCCTTTAACGACATGATGGGCCAGTTCCTCACTGAACTCTACAAAACCTTCCCAGAAGAGAAGAGTATCAAGAAATACATCGCAGCCTTCGAACTCATGCGATCCGCTAACGGAAAGCTTGTTGTGGAAGGGTTTATGAATGGCGTTTCTCCTCATGTCGGAAAAGTAAATGCCCGCGACGAATCGTTTTTCCTCGAAAATGCGGATAGTATTGAATTTCTCCGCGACATGAACATTAAGGCCTGCTGGCCCAATGCGTCCGAATCCACCAAGGCTGCCATTTGGCAGTACCTTCAAACTCTATACATGCTAGGTACGACTATAACCTCAATCCCCCCCGAAACTCTCAGTATGATTGAAAATGTAGCGAAGCAGTGCGCTGATAAGCTTCAGACCGATGGTGAAGAATTGGACGAAGCCCAGATCATGGCTTCTATGCAGGGTCTACTTGGGAATATGTTGAAAAAATAAAAGTTTTATATATAAATGGTATCCGTCTTTAACGATCCAAAACAATTAGTACGTCAAGATAAAATTACGGAATTTTGGCCAGTAAACACACAATCCTCAGCAGACCGGGTTAACGCGAGTGTCAGGTTTATAATTTATGCCACGTGCATATTATACCTCATTCGCCGCGATATTCGAGTATTTGTCCTCGGTGCTACTGGTGTTGGTGTTTTATACGCGATGGAACAAAATAACATGATTAAACATGGTTCCGCGCGTGCGGCTAATGGAAATCCTGGATGCCAACTCCCTACCGCCGATAACCCCATGGCAAACGTTTTACTGTCCGATTATGATGGTCGCCCCGATCGCCCTTCCGCTTGTGATGTAGATAGTGTTTCTTCGGAAATAGATAAATATTTAACCGGTGATCTTCAATACGGTCCCCAGAAATCTCGTTCCCCTTGGCCAGATCGTCAAAGGAACGCTCTCGCGAGGCAGTTTGTAACTTCTCCAGTATCCGGAATACCAGGCGATCAGACCGCATATGCCGAATTCTTATATGGTAAGAAGGGTGCCCCTATGTGTAAGACTGACGGATTATTCTGCGATCCCAACGCTCGCGGCGTTCAATTGGAAGCTTTTGGGGGTATAGATACTAATGAAGGTGCTAGGGGTGGTGGTGGTTATGGTAATTTTGGTAGCGGTGGTTCGCGAAGGACTGGTCCATCGTCTCCGGGTGGTATGTAATAAAACCACCCATTTAGGTAGATAATATTCTCGTGTAATAATAAATGGCGTACCAACTCCAACCAGGATTAAGTCTTGTCCAGAATCCAGCACACCCTCCCGTGTGTGCGACCGATGAAGTTTTTGTTTACCCTCAGCCCAGTACACTTAACTATGGATCCGGCCGCCCAAATACCATGTTATACGGAACCGCTCCTTATATGGCCGGTAAAGGTTCCCCAGCCCAATTCATAGAAACGAGTGATCAATTACGTCCTCAATCCACCTCTACATTTAATACATCTATAGCTAAAACATACGAAAATCAATATTTCCCCATTCAAAATGTCGAATGCAAGTTGCCTCTTCGAACCAGGACTTATGAGCCCGCCAGTACTCGTGCGATGACTCAGAATGTTGTGTTCAATCAGAGATATGCTAAATAAAAAATATCGACAACAATTAAGAATGGCGGACCCAGTATCTATAGCTGCTATAGCTGGATTAGCTTATTTAGGAAAGCGATTAAGCGAGCAACCCGAAAAAACCATGCCACCCGCGACTGAGCCCATACAACCCATACAGGATATGGTTGCTCCAGCGATTATGGATAATTCCTCAACCCGTACACCACAGCGCAAACTCGAACATCCCACATTCGGAGACATAGCTCCTCAATATAGGACCAGTGGAAGTGAAGTTTTAGAAATGCGTGATCGCATGTTTGACACAGGCCGAATGAATAATCTTTCCCCAGTGGAAAAACAACTCGTAGGCCCCGGTTTAGGCGTGGGTCCCGAAGTTCCATCTTTCGGCGGACATCAACAGCTCTTTCGTGTAAACCCAGAAAACGTCGGTGCGTATCGTTTAACTACCCTGCCCGGTAGGAGTGGTCCAGCGCATGATATATCAGGTGGTCGTCGCGGTGTCATGGGTGAAATAGGCAATAATAGGCCCGAGACTACCGCTATGCTGACCGGTCGTCGCCCCCCAGTTGGTGGACGGGCGCAGGGTATGTCGGGCGTCGTCGTACGTTCCGAACATGAACATACTAAGCGACCTACTAACCGTTCCGAGACTGGATCCAGAACCGACGGTCTCGGTTTCCGTGGAGCTAAGCGTCTCGTATCCGAACTCACATCTTCCCAGGATCCCACCAGGAATAAGAAGGATGGTAATATCGAACAATACGCGTACAACAATAATCCCGCACCCAATATTCACAAATACGCACACGGCTACCTCACCTCACCCGCCTCCAAAATTGGCGAAAAGCGTACGTACGCAGCACCTCATACCGTCGAGGAACTTCAAAAGTATGGGTTCCGCCCCGACGATCGCAGAGGCAAGGCGAATCGTGCCGGTAATGCTGGTCGCATGAACGTGCGCTCCGGGCCCCTCAATCAGGGTGGTTTACCTACCGCTGCGAGAACAGACACTACTCGTATAGACGGGCGTGTCAATGGTGTCAACGGTGGATGGACACAGCAATACACCAACGATTCTTATCACCAATTAAACACATACAAGGGAAATCAGAATCCATTGGCATCGGGTGCCAGTCTCAACATAGCCAAAAATCAAATGCAAAAGAACCCTTTATCTCAACAATACTTTTAAATAATATAGATTGTAAAATAACACCCATTAAAATATTATCCATATATTTTAATGAGCGTATACACGTTAGATATAGATAGTAGTGAACGAGATCCCGTATCGTATCCGAATCCAGGAGACTACGTTGTCGAATTACGTCATCCTATTTATGATGTTAAGAAATTGTCTATAGTTTCTGCACGTATTCACGCGAGTCAATTACTCGTTAATGATAATAACAATACGTTTTCTATTAATAATACTAATACTATAATTACACTTGATAATGGAAATTATAGCGGAAGAACTTTAGCTACTGAATTGGATACTAAATTAACTGGTATAACTGTCGCGTATGATAAAGATAAAAATGATATAACATTTACTGGTTCTTCTGAGTTTACGTTTAATTTTTACGGTGGCACAAATGGGTATCACTCTAGTGTTGCCGTGGATGGAAAAACAACACCGCACGATATTTTAGGTCTCCCCGCGAGTAACGTGACATCCACGAATAACACTCTCACCACCGGAAGTGTTAATTTACAGGGCCCAGATGCCCTCATCATAAAAATCAGCAACGGCGCTGACGAATTGAATAAAACTGTATATTCCGATACACCCTTTTATACAGGGAGAATCCTTATGTGTGGTGACGTTATTAACTATTCGGGTTCTGATGATGCGGTAGAGCATAATTTTGACACGGGTACACAAAACATATCAAAATTACGTATACAATTCTTCTACAGTAGTAATAATCGTTTAATCCCGTACAATTTTAGAAACGCTAACCATATATTAAAACTGAATATCGAATGTAGTACAGACAAATTATATACGACACCTAAGGTCGTTAAAGATTTCTCTTTACCACCACCTGTGCGCATCCCTGAAATGGAAGATCCGGATAGGTGGAAAGGGTATGTATACATTTTCCTGATAGTATTTGTCGGTTTAGCGTTCATTTTGCTCACTCGACCTAAAAAAATTAGCGGGTGATGGCAAATACGGGAGAAGCGGGCTTCTTGACGCGAGTGGATAAGCGGGAGATGAGCATGAATACAAGGACAGAGAGGAGAGTGGTGAACAGCGCGGTGAGAGCGTAGTTAAGACCACCATTCTTCTGGACGCGTACGATCTGGTGAATACCCCATCGAACGAGATCCATCCAAGAAAGGGCAGCCGCGAAGGAGAAACCCGCAACAACGGCATTGAGAGACTGAGTCTCGAGCTCACGGGAGATGGAAGCGAGTACCTCGGAAGCGGCAGGGTTAGACATTTTATAATAGGTTAAGATTTTATTCTGGTAATAACTCTTCAACAAAGACTAATTTTTTGTATTTTTCTTTCCTGTACCCCTTGATTTTTTCATCTCCATCTTCTTCCTCATCATCAGAATCTTCTTCGTCTGAGAGACTCGATTCTGATGAGTTGTCTACCGTTTTAAATGATTTATAATTTGTATCGGTCCATCCCTCTGGTAATTCAGAGGTGCTCATTACTATCAATAGCATTTTTTATCATCTTCTCTGACGGATTAGTCGGCTTCCATGATTCCCACGCATCATACGCATCGTTTATAGCGAGCATGTTCACATCACTCCCTGAATAAGGCTCGAATTGAATATCCTCTTCCACTTCATCTACGACTTCGATTTCTTCATCATCCGATTCCTCCTCGTCGTAAATGTCTGGAAAATAGGAACCTATCTTATTACCGACCGTGTTCATGGCACAATATTTCATACAATATTCCATATCCTTTCCCAGTATAGTATCCCTACCACACGCTTTAGCGTATTGTCCTGAGAGAACCACGGAGTGTTCTAATACAGGTGTTATAATCTCAATTGCCGATTTTTCCAGAGTTGAAGCGAAGTTTTGCGACTCCATCTTTAAATTCTAATATGTTATTGCTTAGCGCATAAACTCTAAGCTCTCTATTTTCTGACAAAGCGTTCAAGTCAAATTTGAAATTTTGGTTTTTGATCATACTGAAATTTCTTTGACCTGTGGGGTACCATCTTTCTGGTTCTAATGCGAAACTGTAGGAGTAAAATCGTCTAAATAATTGCGTCCGGGAATGATGAATACCACTCTGAACAGCTCGAAGGTTTATAAATTTACCCGTCTTTTCATTCAACACGACTTCACCATCCAATGTCATCTCCAAACTTTGTAAATTTTCGTAGGAAATATAATCATTGTTTAAAATTTGACTCGGGTGATCATAATCAAACGGATTCGATACACTCGTTCTCTGTATAACGAAAAATAATTCTTTGACTGGATTTATAAATTCGGTTCTATGTTTAAAAGGGTTTGTATTGGCCGGAATCGTATCCCTGCTCACTTGGAGTTGTGTTATGATATGATTCACTTCTTCTGATTGGTATTTTATCCGTTCCGGGTCTCCGAGTTGTACCATTTCTGTCTGGAGAGACATTGAGTTTATACCCACATCATATATACCTGAAGAAATTAGATTTATAGTTCCTTTCATAACCGAGTGTGATGTACAATAATACTCCAACGTATTGGGTGCATCGAGTGGAACTGTAAAAGTTGCGGGATCTGTGGCCGAACTTAAACCATTCGCGTATGATGTTCCACCCGTTTCTCTCAACGCGAAAGGATGCCCAGATTTATTGTATGTAAAATTATACGTGTTCCCTTTTATCAATGTAAGCGTGGGGTGGGTAGCACCGTCTATTATATATGCCATCCCACCACTCTCAACAACAACATTGAATGTTGTATTATTGGGTGAAGCGCTCACCGGTAAATCGGTTATACACTTTTCTCGGGTGTTTAATTTAATTTCTATTTCACATTCTTGCCGGGTAAGTGCGCATAAAGGGATAGACAATTCTGGATTATTATAAAAATAAAAAGGTATGTCTACTATACATTTTCGGGGAGTAGTTGCGGTTCCCAAATATCCTTGTATTTTTGTATCACTCACATTTGTTCCCGAAAGTTCGTCTGGACATTTACCTATTAATTTGGACAAATTCGTTTGTTTCGTCTGAGTTATGTAGTTTTCGGAGTGTATCTGGAGCCAATCTGCTGGTATTCTCTGAATAACCTGACCTCCTATGATCAAATCTATATATTCAATCAACGCATGACCTATAGATTCTATGTATGTATACGTAGTACCAAACGTGAGAGGTGGAAGTTCGAACTGAACACTAACGTTTTTTATGAGATCACCACAATTGTTAGGAATCGTACATCTTAAAGTACTTCCATATTCTAGGTTTCCATCTAATTCATGGTTTACTTCATATTTCGCGAAGTTTGTATGTTTCCTGAAATTTTTTACGAAGTGCGTGTACTCTGGATCGTCCGTGAAGAATATATCCTGAGTACCCTTCGTGGCGAGTTGTAATCGTCCCGCCATTCCTAATACTATACGTTAAAATTTTAAGCCTGCTAAACCACTTTCTACGTGAAGTATATTGTAATTTAATGCGTATACTGAAACATCTATGTCACGTGTAGTTGATGTTTCTCCCAATTCTATATCAATTTTTTTATGTATTATACGACTCATGTTTAATTGTCCCGTGGGGTAATACATCTCGGGTTGGAGAGAAAAGGAGTACGTATAAAATTCATACGCGGGGTCTGGACATCCTGTATGGTGTCGAAGAGATTGTTCGTACGCCAGATATTGCCCACTTTGATCGAAAATAGTTTCACCGTTACACGCGAATTTTACGTTTTTTATTAATCTGTGATCGGAACGTTTACCTGGTAAAAGTGTCGTGAATTCTTGGTCGGATGATGAGATGTTAAGTAGACGATCTTCAGTACCTCCCGAAGTGGCCGTGATGTCGTGAATCTTGGCACCCACCGACCCCGATCCGGTCACTATGATAGCATCGCCTCCGAGTGGTGACATCTTAACTGGAGAGTACGTGTACGCGAGGCTCGTTTCCAATGTCCACTGGACGTTTCCATCAACTACCGATTTGCTGTATAACTTAAATGTATTAGAACTGGAATCATTCCAAAATACAAAGTTGCCATTCCTTGAGATCTCTACCATGCTAGAAGCGGAAGTGGTATACCAAGGGACTTGTGTTCCCCCCACGCCATCGTAGACATAGTTTGTTTGATTCCACACCTTAGATCCCAAAGTTTCCAAAGATACCAAATTCGCACCATCACTCGATAGTGAATGATACCTTTCACTATATTGAGTATCAGCGTGGCGCTTGGTATACGTAGACGCCGAGTCGGTCGTCGCGTGTATAACGGTTTTGGTCGCATCTTCCAAACCCAGGATTTCACCGTTTGTTGAGTGAGAGATTCTGGATACGGCGGTGTTTACAGTGATATCGGAGCGATACTGTGACCAACTACTACCACTGTATTCCCATGATGAAACTGCTGGTGTAGTGGGTGCAGAGAGTGAGTACACGCGCACGTGCCCGGCCGAAATACCATTTTCGTCGTTGAAAGGAGTGCTGATCGCCACGCGCGTGCCGTCTGAGGACATAGATAGCGAGTATCCGGACAAGTCGTCCAAAGCCTCGCCGTCGATATCTGGCCCTATTTGCTCCCACGCAGGAGTGACGCTGTTGTAGACGTACACCCGAACGTGGCCGGCGTTATCGCCGGTGCTAGGGTCGTTGTAGGGAGCGCCGATCGCCAAATGTGTGCCATCCGATGATAGAGATACCGCGTTTCCGAATTGGTCACCCCCAGACTCGCCGTCGATATCTTGGCCCACCTGGCTCCAAGATACATTGTCCCAATCATACACACGCACGTGGCCGGCGTTATTACCGGTGCTAGGGTCGTTGTGGGGAGCGCCGATCGCCACCCGCGTACCGTCTCCTGATATAGATACTGACCACCCGGACAAGTCGTCTCGCGCCTCGCCATCGATATCGCCACCCAACTGGCTCCACGCCCCGCTGCTCTCTGAGTACACACGCACATGGCCGATGTCGACGCCGGCACCATTATTGGTGGGGTTGTTAATATATGCACCGATCGCCACCCGCGTGCCATCCGATGATAGAGATACTGATCGCCCGGACCGGTCTCCATAACCCTCGCCGTCGATATCATTTCCAATTTTATTCCAACCATAAGTAGCATCGTATTCATAGACCCGCACGTGGCCGGCGTTGAAGGCGGTGCCGTCGTTAAACAAAGCGCCGATCGCCACCCGCGTACCGTCTCCTGATATAGATACCGAGTACCCAGACTGGTCGCCCACAGCCTCGCCATCAATATCGCCACCCACCTGGCTCCAAGATACATTGTCCCATTCGTACACGCGCGCATGGCCGACTCTGTCGCCGGCAGCAGTATTGGTGGGGTTATTAAATGGTGCACCGATCGCAACGCGCGTGCCGTCAGAGGATATAGACACTGAATTGCCAAAGTAGTCTTCCACACCCTCGCCGTTAATATCTGCGCCAAGCTGGCTCCAAGATACATTGTCCCATTCGTACACCCGAACCTTACCGGTCCCGCCGGGGATGCCGCCGCTCTGGGGGGGCATTATGGCGCCGACCGCCATGCGCGTGCCGTCTGAGGACATAGATACCGAGTACCCAGACTGGTCGGCCGCAGATTGGCCATCGATGTCGGTACCCAACTGGGTCCAATTGGCCGGCGACGCCAGAGACCCGAAAACCTTAGTACCGTCGCCGGTCAGGCAACTTCCGGTTATGGCAGTAAAGGGTGCTGTTATATCCGAACCGATCTGCGTCCAAACGCCCGATTGTTTCTCCACGATTATCATCTTCGTGGACGATTGTAGGGCAACCCGAGTACCATCATCCGAAACGCCTAGGACCCGTCCTAAATATTCGCTTGAAGAGGACCCCGTGTACGTCGCCGAGGCGGTGGAAGGCCAGTTTCCACTCGAATCTTTTTCGTAAATGTTCACCTCTCCCGTCGAGCTGTTGTCATATGTCACAGCGACTAACCCGTTATTCGAAATTACAGACCCTCCCTGGGCGTTGATGGTCGCGACAGGTTGTGAAATTGCGTACACAGGTTCAGATACGTTGGTTATACCAGTTTTTTCCTTCGCCGAGAAGAATAATTCTTTCACGGGGTGTTTAAATTTCAAAAGAGCCGATTTTTTTGATTCGTTTGGCTTGTACAGTAATTTAGACATTTGTAACTGTGATATTATGTATTCCATCGGACGTGTGAGTAAAAAGTTTCTTTCATCTTCAGCGACGAAATAGAAATCAGTAATGAGTGAAACATTGTCGATAGATCCTTCGGTTGTTTTATCTCTCTTAGTCACCGACCCATCTATGGTATATTTGAAAGTTACATCATCATTTACATCTTTGAACGTGACACGTACTTCAACGAGTTGTTTGGTGATTGCACAGACGGGTACTGCCAAGCTAGGATTTCTAAAAAAGTAAAATGGAATA